CTTTATTTATTAATACTCCGTTTCATCCTCTTGGAATCATCAGGCACACCACACAGTGTACTACAGAAAATGAGTAGTTTATAGTCATACTCAGGACTAATACTTTATGATAGTGTCTCATTTAGATAACTACCATCTTGGAATACATACGTTACATAACATAAACCACCTATCCACTCTGATTGAGTAGTATGATTAAACTTACACAACATAGTTACAATGCCTTCTACTATAGCTCTTGATGCTACAGTATGTGCTATTGTTCCCTTGCTAAATTCACAAGTCATAATGTTTAATGTCGATTGTACTGCTGACCACAGCTTAAATTAATAAAAGACTCTCTTTTTCGGATAAATAGTTTATACCCCCCCTACCCGAAAATTGATTGAAGGGAGGGGTCAAACTACAATCTGTTACCCTCCCGCGTATAAATTTTTTTATAAAGTCTTTTTGTTGGTATAGGTGTATTTTATAATAATTTTTTTGATATAGATAAAAGTGATATCTTTGCGATATGAAAGACTCGATGTATATAAGCTCTTTAGGGAGTATAGAATGAAATCCTTGTTGTTAGAAGCAGGGATTTCTTGATTGTGGTTTATAGGGCTTTATACTGTTTGGTATGGAGTCTTTTTTATTTTATATATTTGTTGAGTAATAATATAAAAGTCAGACATTATGAGTAAAAAGAAGACTACGGGTGATTATTTTGAGCCCATACCGGAGGTAACGCCAATGGTAGAATTTGATGAAACAGCGGAGTACAATTCAGCACCATTAGAGCTTACCGAGGAGTTGGAAGAAGAGCTTGTTGGTATAGAGAGGGAGAAGGATAAGATAAGGGAGAGTATTCGTTCCCATACGGAGCATTACTTGAATGGTTTGAATGAGTGGAAGCTGATAGCAAAGACATATAATAACACGTTAGATTACGAGCATACTACTATGGCTATGTTTGTAGGCAAAGGTGTTTTAATGTGTTTAAAGGAGGCTGTAGGGCAGAAGATGAGTACTACGATGTGTTATGTACCTGGTGTAAGGATATTGTCTATGGAAGATGGTAAATATTGTATTAGATAAATTAAAAGTTCAGAAATAATGAGTAAGAAGATAAGTTTTATAAGTACGGATAAGTTACAGGTGTATGTAGAGTTGTTACAGAATATGGCGTATGACATACAGGATGTTGGAGTAAAGGCGAGTTTGGCTGAGAGTCATGGTGCTATTACTAAGGTTGAGAAGGACAAGTTACATAAGGAGTTATATTCGAAGATAACGAAGATAGATGCGGCATTATTGGATTCCTTAACGGAGTTGAATAAGCGATTAAAGTCAGATATGGGATTGCCATATGGTTTTCAGGAGATTAACAAGTTTTTGTTGAAGTATAAGGATACGCATCCGGACATTTATTTAACGGAGAGTGAGTATAAGTTTAAGAAAGCGGAGAGTGACAAGAAAAATATGATAGAGGATGCTAAGGTTATAGTGGACAAAAAACTAAAAAAGGCGTAATATGTATTTAGTAGAGCTTGATCCTTTTACTGGTCTTACGAGAGTTGATGGAGAGTTTGATGGCATACGTGCTGTTAAGGAGTTCCGAGATATTATCAACAGTGAGGAATTGGGTGTTGCTTGTTTTACGGCTATTGCATTGACTGTAGATTACTTAACGCCTATAATGTATTATAGGGAACACGACAGACCTTATAAGGCTATGGAGTTGGCTACTAATGGTAATCGTAGGGCTTTTGAGTGGAATCAGGAATTGATACAGAAAGCGTTGATAAAGTATGATGAGTTACAGTATAATGCTACTGTAGAGGAAAAGCGTGCTTTAGACTTTATGTTATTGGAGAAGTTAAAGGAGATAAAAGTTCAGAAAGAGGCGAATACATTTGTACCTATAGAGGAAGCTACTGATGATAACATAGAAGATTTGATAATGGAATTTCGTGACATCAAGAGGCTTTTAAATGAGGTAGAATGGGATAAGTTAAACAGAAAGGAAAAAGACTCTATATTGCGAAAGGCGAATATTTATGTTATCACACCAGAGAATAGGAGTCGAGAGGAAGCTCATAGGGTACGTGATGAAGAGAAGATGATGTCATTGTTCAAGCAGTTAAACACCATAAAGTCATTAATAGATAATTTTAATAGGGCAAATGAGGGGAATGATATTTACGCAGAAGGACCTGTAAGGAATGGTTATAAATTAACCAGGCTTGAAGAGAAAGCTGAAGATAAAAATTCTTTTTACCACGCTGGAAGATAATTGGATAGTGTTTTTTCTGACTTTTACTTTGTCCAATTTTAGAGAGGTTATCTTGTATAGCCTCTCTTTTTTTTTTAAAATTAAAAACGGAAAAAATTGAAAACATTATAAATGGATATTTATAATACGGAAAAACTTGGGAACATAAAGAAAGGGATATATAAGGGAAAGGGAAATAAAATTAAAATTATATATCTTTGATAAGTAAATTAAACGAATAAATGAGTGTAGTTACAAAACGATTTGACCCAAAGAGTGTTTTAAAAAATAATCTAAATGTTCGTTCTAAAGTATATCATACTACAAAGAAGAACAATTACTTTGAATTTGAGATACCAGAAATTGATGGTTTTGATGCACGTAATTATTCACCATTAGTCTATCAGGAGATACCACCATTAGAGCGAGGTACATTAGCATATGATGATTTTTGGGATGAACAGGATAGGCGTTGTTTGGAGGGATATGAACCTACTATTAACGGTGTCAAATATCCACGTATAACTGGTCCACATTATTTTTATCTGAATATGCTTCAGATAATGATGTTAAAGCAAGGAGCTACACAGAAGAAATTGGATTATCCATTTTACAGAGTGTTAGATCACTTGCTTTTTTTAGAGATAGAGAAAGCTGGACTGTTAGGTTACGGAATTATTATTGGTAAGGCAAGACGTATGGGATTGAGTTATATTGGTGACTGTATGACTTTATACAACTTGTTATTTTTCTTAGATGCAGAAACAGCTATTGGAGCTGGTAAGGAAGATAAGGCTACAGATTTATTCAAAAAGGTTATAAAGTCTTTAGAGAATTTACGTGAGGAATATAGAGTAAGCTACAGAAAAAACAAGACAGAATTAAAGTTGTCTTATAAAATCAATGAGAACAAAGTACAGCAAGATGCTGGTATCAATTCTCAATTAACAGTGAAAACATTTTTCAGTGACCCATCAGCATTTGAGGGTGGTAGTTACAAGTTCTTTATTTTTGAAGAGATAGGACTACAAGACAATTTGATAAAATCATATAAGGCGAGTGAGCCTTGTTTTATGGAGGGTGGTACTCAATTTGGAGTTCCTTTAATGTATGGAACAGGTGGAGAAGTAGATAAGGGTTCGCGTGATATGAAAATTATCTATGAGAAACCTGAAGCATACAATATGAAGAAGTTGTTTATTCCTGCATATTTATATTATCCTGGTTCTGTAGATAGTGAAGATGAGGAAGAAGACAATGTAAACTTCTTTAACCCTATTACTGGGCGTACAGATGAAGTAGCTGCATTAAAGCATATTTTAGAGAGAAGAAAAAGAGCGAGTACATCGCGTGATGGTTATATCAAAGAGGTACAGAGTAGGCCAACGGAAGAGGCTCATTTATTTCTAAAGACATCAGGAGGGCAGTTGAATCGTATTATCTTAAACGGACAACTACAAAATCTTTATGATGGTGTTAGAGCTTACACACCTAAAAGGGGTAGATTAGAATGGGTTTATGACAAGTCTTTAAACTCTCAACTATCAAGATGTCAAACACAAAAGGAAAAAGACAAAATACATATTCTATACAAGAGTAAAGTAGATTTTATAGAAGATGAAAACGGTACTTTTTGGGAGATAGTAAAACCTATCAATACTGATGAAATGCCTTATCCAGCAGATATAGGTGGTACAGATAGTTACGATGAGATTGTTCCTGAAGATACAGGTTCTATGGGTGCTACATTAGGGTATCGTGTTTTCAATGGAACTACTAAAGATTACAATATGCCTGTTGGATTGGTGTATGAGCGTGGTGATGCAAGTAGTGACGATACGTTCTATTCTAATTCTTTAAAGTTCTGTGTACGTTACAATATGCAGACATTAGTAGAATACTCAAAAATTCTCATTATCAATTACTTTGAAGATTGTGGAGCGCAAAAGTATCTAAAGTTAAAACCTATCTTACGTAATGAGGCTATCGCTAATAAAGGTAGGCAGACTTATGGTGTTCACGTAAAAGGAGAAATGAAAGGTATTATTACCAGGTTATTAAAGCACGAAGTAAATCATAATACGATGAATTATTGGTTAGATTTAATTTTATTAGATTTGATAGAATATGGAGATGGTAATACGGATATAGCAATGGCTTTAGGAATGTGTTTAATTTCTAAATTGGATATGTTCGAAGAGATCACTGATGATTTAGATGGGGAATATGACGAAGGTGATGTATTACGAGATATGGAATATTACACTTTGGATAGTGCTGGTAATTTGGTAGCTGAAACTTATGGGTTAAGTCCAAGCAGTAATTCAGATATTGATATCTTTGACCCACGAAAACATCTCACCGGAGAGGAAAGAGAAAAATATCTTAACTTTATAGCGATTAAAAAGGAAAAGATAAAGGAACAGAAAGAACAGCAACGAGAAAAGCTAAACAATTCTGAAGACCCATTTCAGAAATCAATACAAAATGAAATCCTAAAACGAGAAAAAAATGACTTACGAACAGTTTGAATTGCCAAATCAAAGGATGCCAGAATCTAAATGGACAAAGAAGTTGTATTTAGAGCACGCTAACAAAATGATTGAATATATCGGTAATGATGTTTTCACAAGACGTAATGATAGTATTTCAAAATATTACAGACGTTATTCTTGTGAACTAAGTCCGAAAGAAGTACAAGCCAATGACTCTTTAACCAAACAGTATGGTTTTGATTTAGGTGTTGAGTATATGATTTATCCATTATGTGAAATGGTAGTAGACCAATTGGTTAGTGAGTATATTTCTGTTCCTATGCGAAAGAAACTATATTCTATTAATAAATCGGCTATCAATTCAAAACTTGATGAGAAAGTTAAGTATATCAATGAAGAAATATTTAGGGCAGAGAATGAGAAGCTTGAAAACGAATTAGGTTTCATTCCTGAAACAGAAGATCCCGATATAGATTTACCTGACGATATAGAAGAATTTTTCGCTAAAGATTATAAGACCCAAGCGGAAGAAATTGGAGACGATATCATAGAACAGTTTTTAGAAGTTCTTAAAGAAAAGCGAAAAGTAAAAACCTTACTTCAAGATTATCTTATCAGTGAGCAAGTTATAGCTACTATAGAAGAAAAAGATGGACACCCAACTATTCGCAGAGCTAAATATGATGAATGTTATATTGATGTTAATCCAGATGAAGAGATACAAAATGACATTAATATTTTTGCATATTTCCCTTACTACACAAAGAATGAAATTCTAAACAAATACAATCTTGATACAGAGCAATTAAAAACGCTTGATGAGATATTCGCTAAAATGGAAAGTGGAAAGCTTACCAATGAACCGTTTGATTTCGGAAGAAATAATGGTGTAGATAGTGTTGGCTTTAACAATTCTAAATCTGGAGTTTCTTATAGAAACTGGTACGATACCAATAGTAGAAATAGAATACGCGTTATGAAAATGCAATGGAAGTCACGTAAAGAGATACGTGCTAAAGTGCATACTAATCAGCATACTGGCGAAGAAATTTACACACTGATAGGAAAAGATGAGAAACCAAGAGCGCGTGATGTTATTAAAAAAACTACGATAGAAGTTATTCGTGAAGTAGAAATGATAGGTCCAGAATTGGTTTTAAAATATGGGGAGTGTAAAGAGCGTTTATCTTTTATAGATAACAAGAAGAAAGTAATGTTACCTGTTGTGAGTCTTATTGGAAGAAATACTATGTACACTGGAGAGATACGTTCTGTAGTAGCGAAAATAGAACCGCTACAAAAAATGGCTTCTGACTTACTATTTGAATTAAGACTTGCAATGAAAGCTAATGATGGGCGTATCTTAGTGTATGATACGGCTCAAACACCAAAGCAGTTTTTAGATCAAGGACCAGGAAAAGCATTAAACAGAGTATTGCATCACATCAAAAAAGATAAGATGTTATTATTCAATTCTAAAGACCATAAGTCCAGAGCTACTTTTAATCAGTTTACAGCATTAGATTTAAGTAATAGAGGTCAGGTAAAAGACATTATGGATGCTCTTATGTTGATGGAAGATTTAGGTAGAAAATTTGTAGGTTTATCTAAAGAGCGACAAGGAGAAGTAGGGCAGTATCAAACTAAAGGTGGAACAGATAGAGCTGTACAAGCTTCTAATGCACGTACAGAAGTTTACTTCAATCCTTTTGACGAATTTCTACAAGACCTATTAGGTAGAATGCTTATAAAATCTAAGTCTATATACAAATCAGGACAAGTATTCCAATATATATTTGGTGACTTAAAGACCAAGTTCCTTACAGTATTCCAAGAGTACTTTAATTCTGATTTAGGTATTTATTTTGGTAATAGATTTAAAGACCAAAAAGACAAACAGATTATTGATGGGGCAGCTCAACAAGCATTATCTAATGCTTCAGATAAAGAACTAATATTAGATTTGATAAATGTACTTCAGGGAGAAAGTGCATCAGAGAGTAAAGCTATTTTAGAGAAAGGATTGAGTACTTTCCAAAAGTTACAAGCTGAAAATGCAAAAGCAGCACAAGCCGCTGAAGAAGCTAAGATGGCTCATGAAATGGCTATTGAAGATAAGATAGATGAAAGAGGAAGAGAGAAAAACATCAACAATATTGAGGTTGCTCAAATCTATGCAGACAATAAAACGTTTAATGATACTCAAAAAATCAATTCACAAGAAGTACAAACTCTTGCTAAATTAAGTGTAGACCAATTAAAAGCAGAGAAAGATAGTATCGCTAAAGAGAAGAAAAGTGAATAGTTAAATATTTGCTACATTTGTTATAAATAAAAATCAGAAAAACAAAAATTATGGACCCAAACAACATTCAATTAGAAGAAGGACATTTCCAAAAAGAAAATGATGCCCTTGAAAATGAGTTTAAAGAGCAATTTGAACAAAAGAACGTTCCTTACACTGGAGGTATTAATCCTGACGATAAAGATATTGATGCAGCTGATGAACCGAATGGTGATGAAATCGTTGACTTTAAGTATGATGATGCTTTAGCACAAGAGGAAGCAGAAGAATTGGCAGAATTAAATATGAAATTAGGTTCTGACTTTAAGACTTTAAACGAACTTAAATCAAGTCTAAAAACTGCAGATACTAAAGATGAGCAAACAAGTATTGATAGAGAGAAACGTTATATCACTTATTTCAAAGACCTTTTAAACGAATCAAAGTATAATGATTTGCAATTAGTTACAGAAGATAAGAGGATAGCCGCTATTAATAATAACGAAGACCCTAACGATCCTTTTGTAAAAGAACGTATTGAGGAAGAAGTGGAAACATTAAGCAATAGTGGTATGATGCAATATGCAGCAAAAGCTATTAAAGATAGTTTACGAAATTCTTTAAAAGAAAAAGAAACAGTAGTGAACGCTTATGAAAATGGAAAACAATTAAGTGAGAAAGAAAAAGCTGATGCTTTTAAACAGAACTTGCAAGAAGGATTGAATGACATTTACAAACAAGGAAAATTTTTAGGTGTACAACCTACAAAAGAAGATATGATTAATATCTATAAAGATATTAGCAAAAACAAACATATTGAACATTTGAAAGCAAATCCAAAAGATGCTGTCGAGTTTGCGTTATTTAAGAAATATCGTGAGGTAATCATGAAAAACTTAGAGAAACCAAACTTTAATGCTGGAGTTCAGAGCGCTCTAAACGAGTTAGGAATGTCAAGTTCTGAACCAGGCAAATCAGGGGGCGACACCTCCAAAAACAGCGATGATGGCGAGCTTAGTTTTTTACAAAGGTTTGCAAAATAAACGGTAGGCAAAGCTAACCGTAGCAAATCTTTTAAAATTCAAAGAATGTAAGATATGAGGTGCCATTCCTAAAGGCAAAGCTATTAGGGATTAAACCATTTTTAAAAACAATTTATAAACCCTTTAAAAATTTAAAAATGGGAACATTATTAAGAGGTATTAGCGAGAGATTTAATCCGCAAATACACACTGAAGATAAGTCTTTGACCGTTAATATGGCAAAGCATATGGAAATCAAAAATAAATCTTTTGATTTATTCGCAACTAAAAACAAATTCATCTCCTGGCTTTATGCTACAGGTCGTGTGAATATGGGTGCTCAAAATGGAAAAGTAATGAAAGCTTCTAATAGCATTCATGATAATGCTTTTCGTATAGCTTATAAAGGCTCTTTGTTTATCCCTGCTTATTCTTGGGGGAAAGCTACTTTCTCTACATCAAAAGCAGAACTTGCATCTATTATTGATATGACAGCATCAGGTGCTGGTGTAACTTATGGAACTGGAGTTGCTGTAGCAGCTGATATTTCACATAACGTATTATGTGCTATATCTGTAATGCATGACCCTGCTAACAATATATTTGGTGACAAGTATAATGAAGGTGATGTTATTGCTTTAGGAAATTACTTGGGAACAAGTATTATCGTTGCTGGAGATATTGGACCAGATGGTGGTTCAAAAAAAGCTGCAAGTGGAGATCACTATGTAGTTTATGGTAAAGTAAGTTCTAAATCAGGACTTTTTGATGCGGATCATTTAGCAGCCGGAGAATTATTAAGTGAAGCTGGTAACAGATTTGGTGAAGGTTCTGAAAGAGGTTTCCAAAGAGAAAGACGTACTAAATGGAGAATTAACTATTCTTTTATTTCAAGAGCTACGTTGACTATTACTGGTTCAGCTTTAAATCAAAAAGTTGCGATTATCTATAACGATGAAACTAAAGCCACTATGTGGGAATTAGAAGCTGTTATGGACTTACGTGAGAAACACGCTATTGATATGGAAATGGGTGCTCGTCATTCAAGAATGTCAATGGACCCAAGTTCTCATTCATGGTACGAAAATTACGGTACTAACTTACTTACATTAGAAGGTTTCACTTCTTCTATGGGTATTGTTGCTCCTGTAGTTGGTGATGGTTGGATTCCTCAATTAGAGGATAGTTTCACTATTGGTTATGATCCTAACAATGATTTAGATATCGCTGTTATTGAATTGTTCATTACTATTCTTGCTCAAAGAGCTCCGAATGGTTCTACTGGAAATACGTTTGTTATTTTAGGAGATAAGTTAGCTCATATCAAGATTGATAAAGCGCTTAAATTACTTATTGGTTTCTCACAACCAGGAGTTACTTCTACTAACAATACCAGAATGGTATTTAACGAAAGAACAGGAACTTCAAATAAAGTTGGTTTCACTATTGATAAGTACACGTACTTAGAGAATGATATTATCTTTATTGAAGATGAATTATCTAACCACCCAGCCTTTGCACCACAAAATGGTGGTATCATAGGTACTGGAACAATGTATGTGCTTAATGCATCTATGGTAAACGGTGTTTCTAACATTGACTTGTTAGCTCGTAACGATAGAGAATTGAGAGCAAAATATATTGATGGTATGCACTCATTAGATGCATCAAGAAACAACTCTTCTGTTGCTTTTAGTGGATTTGATGGTGGTCGTTTTGACTTATTAAGTGAAGTATTACCAATTATATACTCAACTGAAAGTTGTGGTATCATAAAAGCAACTGCGAAGTTTGCTGGTGGTGCTTTACAAGCTGAAGCTGTAGCCAGTGAGAAAGCTGCTGTTTGGCATTATTAGAATACCTTTGGATAAGGGGAGCAATACTGCTCCCCTCATTCATTTAATTAAATAAAAATCAGAAAACAAATGGAAAATTTAGAAGAAAAGATTAGAAAGCCGCAAGCGTGGCACACTATTGACATTAAAGGGAAATGGAAATTAGTCTACAGAGTAGGGAACAGTCAAGGTTCATCTGCTTTTGGTGGATATCATTTAGGAACTTATTCAAATCCTTTCAATGGACAGAAAACATTTTTAAGAAATGTTGATAACCAAGCGTTACAAGGAATAATGATAGACAAGATTGTCAGAATATTAAAGCCAGAAGAAAATGAAAATGAAAAGCTTTTAATAAGTTGGTTATTATGTCACCCTGAAGTTGCAGTATCTGGAGTTCCTGATTTAGATGCTAAAATTTTAGCAAAAAAAGTAACAGGAAAATTAACATTGACTTATACTGACTACGAAGAAGTAGGAAGATTAGAACAAGAAGATTACATAGATAAGTTGGTAGGTCTTTTAAGTTTAGATGGAGGTACTAAAGCAATCTCATTGACTAAACTTAGATACATTATGGCTCATCTTAATTTAACATATAGGGTTCCAAGATTTGATTCTGAAACAGAGAAAAAATCATTGCGTTCTATGTTAAAAGCATATGCAAGAAATTCTATGTCTAATGCTAAAGCTGTTAATCAAGCTATAAAGCATATAGATATGGCACAAGACACTTATGAATTTAAAGAAATGGTACGCTTGAAAGTTATCGAGTTTGTATCAGGAGTATATAGATTCAATAATACACCTATTGGTGGTTCACAAGAAGCTGTTACAAATTTCTTTGATTCGCATCCAGAAGTTAAAACAGAAATCTTAACATTATTGTACAAACAATTAACATAATTTATTATGGCTTATACAGTAGATTATCTTTATAAAAAAGTATTAGATGGAACTGATAAGATTGGTTCTGATTTTTTTACCATTCCTTATGTAATGAGTAAATTAGAAGCGGCTACATATGGCTTCATAGGAGAAACGATAAAGTATGTGGAGAATACCCAAGAAATAAGAGATGATTTATCAACACTGTATAAGCCTTTTAAATTACCTGTAGTACAAGATAGTGAAAACCCTGATTTTAAAGTTGTAGCAACGCCTAAAGACTATGTTCATTTACTTACTGCTAAAGTAGTAGATGCTGATGTTCAAGTAAGAGAAACTACATTGATAAGAAATGGTCAAGACGAAATTTACACTATAGACCCTGACACTAAACCAAGTGCCGAATATCCATTGCTTTCAGTATATGCTAATTACTTTAAGATATTATCACCTGGCAATCCAACTCATTTACAAGGAGCTTATATTAAGAAACCTACTTTTGGGAAGTTTGGGCCACAAGATGATATAGAAACTGAAATTGCAGTAGACTTACCAGACAACTCAACAGAGAAAGTTATAAAGATACTTATCAAAGATATTTTTGTATCGACTGCTGACCCAAGAGCTGAATTAGGTTTTAAAAATGAAGAAACATATAGACATAGACGTAACTAATGGGAACAACTGAAGAAAGTATTGTATATCAATTATTAAGTGCTGTTAGAGCTTCTGAATTAAGCAATGATGAAGTTATTACAGAAAGACGTATTCGTTCTTATTTAAGAACACATAGAGCAAACTTAATAAGCAAATCTACTCTTGAAGGTAGATTGATTGGAGATGATTGTTTTCAGTCAGTGCCATTATCGTTTAGTAGATTAAATAAATTAGAATGGATATCAGTAGTTCCAAGTATCATAGGTTTATATGATAATTTTGGAATGAAACTAACAAGTCCAGGTTTTGAAAACATCACAATTCTTTCAGAAGAAGATTATCATTTAAACAAGAAAAACCCTGTCAATAAATTTTTAGCTTCTGCAAAAGTATTTAATTCTGTATTGACTATTCGTGTTCCAGACCCATCACCATATGCTATGAATGGAGGGAACTCAAATAAGACGATGCTATCTTGTTTAGTCAATAATAAAGATAAGATAATGATGTCAGCAGTATTAGACAATCCAGATGATGCTATTGATTATGATTGGACTAAAGATGCATATCCTTGTCCACCTGAATTAATACAGGAGATAAAAAATGAAGTTCTTAAAAGAGAATTTAATATTATATTAAGTACAAAACCAGACCAAGTACCGAATGCTAAGAATGATAATTTAAGATACCATGATCAAGGCCAAGTACAGCAATAATGTTGGTATAGATTATTTCTATGAGAAATTTAAGAAAGGAAAACACTTCTTTCCTAAACATTTCTTTTTTGGGTTAAAGACTTTAAAGAAGAAAGTACCTGTAGATGAGAAATTACATATGCGCATTGTTAAAACGTATTTAGATATTTATTTTAAAGATTTCTACAAGAGTAAAGAGCCTTTTTACTTTCCATTATCAGGAGAGATAGTAAAAGTTAAAGGAGCTAACTTTCTAAGAAAAAAATCAGAGAGTGTTGTTACAGATGTTATTAATTGGGTATGGTATTTAAGACCAGCTTTTAATTACTTTAGTAACATTAAGATAATAAAATTAAGAGGGAACTCAAAAATAACATCACTAGAGAAACAATACAAAGAAGATAATGATGTAGCTTTATTAATGGACACCTCAAAATTTTTAGAGCAATTGAATTTAAACAATAAACTATACATACAATGACAAGCGGAATCGTATATTTTGAAGAGATTGTAGAAAACATCAAAGATGCTACTGGCTATGGTAACTTACGACCTTATTACAATCGAATAAAAAGATTTATATTCAACGTGGAGAATGAAATCGGTTATGGTGGTGTCGTTGTTTTAAAGAAAAAAGAATATACTAAAGGAGACCAATTATATGATGGAAATCGTTTAATAGTTCCTTTTGATTTTTTATCTGAATGGAGTGCTGGAGATTTATCTTTAGGAGTAGTTCAAGGAAATGTATTACAACTTTATGATAACGGTCCTGACAAATTAGACTTCAAATATTTAGGTTTTCTATTAGATGAAAATGGCAATCCGTTTACTACAAGAAACAGACTTAATGCTGTAGTAGCTTATGCTGTTTATAGATTATATTCTCAACAAGTATTTATGCGTAAGGGAGCTGCTAATCAATATCAAATGTATCGTGAAGAATATTTTGATAGAGTATTAGAAGCAAGAGGTGATGATGCTTTCCCAACAGAAGAACAATGGAATCAACTTGGTGCTATTAAAAATGGTGGAGCATTTGAAGCTATGACAAATTGTGGAATGAGAACTATTTATCAAGGTGTTTATGATCCTTCTGTTTTAAATACTGATGGAGCACAAGAAGAATTAACGTGTGTAACATTCATAGAAGCTATTAGCACTACGAATATGACCGTTATAGGTGTTATATCTCAATTAACAAAAACATTTATTATAGGTGTATCTAATGGTGATACAATGCTATATGGTAATATATGGGATAAAGACACAATGGTTGGTGTATCAAATGGTAAAACAACTATCGCTGATGCTACATTATTAAGTCCTACAGAAGCTACAGGAACAACAATACAGATAAGTGGTAGTGCTAATGGTAGTTCTAATATTATTGCTTATACAGTTAAAAACAGTAAGCTTGAAGGTCGTAGTATTGCTAATTCTTATGTTCCAGGAACATTATCTCCACAAGCAACAATACGTTGTTATACTGGTATATATGAATTTGGAGACCCTCAACATTTGTTAGGTGGTGTTGTACATTATGTTGATGAATATGGAAACAATCAAGTGAAAGGAAATATATGGCTTAATGAAAGTGTTACTTTCCTTGCTAGATCAATTATAAGTGTTACAGATTGTTACGTATGTGGTAAAACTATTGCAGAGTCAGTAAATGTTCAATTTATAATTACGATAAATCCAAATGAATTATGGGAAGGACAAAAATTATCAGATTGGTATGTAGATTTTAATACATCTATACAAAATGGTGTAAGAAAAAGGTTTAATCAATTGCTTTCAGATGCAAGTTCTCCTGATGGAAGTCTACAAGTATATTATATATGCGGTACAAAAATTAATGGATATGCTAAAACATCTATTGCTCCTTTACAATTAATAGGAGCAACTATTATTGTAGATGAAACAAATTCCCCTTGTGACTTTATAACATAGTAAAATTAATTAAAAATAAAAATAGTAAATTTGAATATTAATAATAATCCTTAAATTTTTTAAATCATGAGTAAATCAAATTCATTCGAAACACAGTTGTTACAACATTTGTTCAACAACACATCTATCGCCAATGTAGGTGATGCTACAGGATTGCCTGCAGCAGCAGCACCTGGAAACCTTTATGTAAGATTGTACACTTCTGCCGTAGTTGTAGATGATGCTACTATCGGTACTGAATGTGCATACACAGGGTATGTAGCAAGAGGTGTAGCCGTACCACGTACAGCTGGTGGTTGGACCGTTGCAGGAAATAACGCTTCTAATACAGCAGCAGTTACTTTTGGTGCTTGTTCAGCTGGTTCTGAAACAGTACGTTACTTTGCTATCTGGAAGGACAATACAACTACAGCAGATGCTCAACGTTTGTATTGGGGTCAGTTAACTTCTGACTTAGCTGTTAGTGCTGGTATCACACCTGAATTTGCTATTGGAGCATTAGATGTGAACGAGGACTAAACCTTGTAATCTTATTACTAAAGCTGACCTCAATGTGCTACCTTGGGGTTGGCTTTTTTTAAACTTTTCAATATTGGTTTATGGCTATATTAACAAAATTTGCATCAGCGTTTACACTAACAACTGGGTTTAATGATAACTTCACTAATCCACAAAATGCGTATGCAACAGATGGAGTTTTTGCCACTAATACAGATAGTAAACCGAGAAACAGAGAATTTGCTACGAATTGGAGAGGTTTTGATTTTTCAGCTATTCCAACGGGATCAGTAATAAATTATGTTACGATTACAAATTGGGTAAAAATATCCTCAGCTAATACTTCAGGGCAATGGCGTAGTTCTGTTTGGGCTGATGTTACGGTTGCAGCAGCTTTAACAGCAGGGGTAACTGGTGCTATTGGAGATAATCAACAAGTGTTTCCTACTACAAGCACAACTCTTGCGAATTGGAATTATAATATGCCTACTCTTCCAACATTAGCACAATTAAAAGGAGCTAATTTTGGAGTAAGAGTTCAAGCGGCACAAGGTGGTAATGGAACGATTTATACCTATTCAATAGATTCGATTTCTATAACCGTTGATTATACGCCACCTAATTTTAAGCCAACAATAGTTTTAAATACACCAGCTAACTCAGCTATAGGGCAAAGCCTAACCCCAAAATTAGAATTTACGGGTTCTGATGTAGATTTAGATACTTTAGAATATGAAGTTCAGATTGATACTGTTAATACATTTGACAGTCAAGGTTCTACACCTTTAATAAATGCCTTATCTTCTGTACCCGATGCAGGTTTTTTAAATACTGTTAATGGTGGAGATACGCATCCGTTTAATAATAATGAGAAAATAAGTTATACGGTTCAAAGTGCTAATAAATTAACCGCAGTAACACAACACTATTGGAGAGCAAGAGCATTTGATGGTATTGATTGGAGTGATTGGAGTGCCTTTAGAAGTTTTACTACCCTTAATAATAGATTAATAGGTTTATCCTCTTCTGCAATAACAGTCACAGGTAATTTAACTGTTCAAGTAAGTGGGGAAATTTCTGGTAATACAAATAAGAGGTTAATTTATACTTATGATTTCGATGGGAGTGATGCTACCGCACTTGATGCTGATGGGGTTTGGACTGACGAAATAAATATACAAGATGGGAGTCTTGCTACTTATGGTTCTACATCTACTGAAGGTAGTAATACTCTTAATAATGTTAAAATTGAGGGTACAAATGCACCTTTATTAGCTATTCCTATTGATTATGTAGCAGCAAGAATGGATGTAGAAATAGATTCATTAGGAATGGATTCTACGGATAACTACATATTAAATACACCTACAGGTGGTTGGACTTGGGCTAAAATTCAAGCATTAGAAGTTATTCTATGGAAAAGTAATGTAATCACTTATACCAATATCCGTAGTGAAATTTATACTGATGGCTTAGGAGAAAAAGTATCACCTACTTATCTTACTCTAATAAAGATAGGAACAGTAGCTAAAGTATATAGAACTCAAATTGTAGTTGCTACTTTTGAAGAGATCGTATCTGGAACTACAACTACAGGTATTTTAACGGAAGCTGAAAATAGTGGAGCTCTTAGAGGTGTTATAAATAATGTTACCACTACAGTAGGTATTTTAAAAGGTAAGGCAAATTTAATAGGTGTTATTAATAGTTCTACTACTACAACGGTTACTTCTATAACTTTAAAAATTTATGTAGCTTCTAATGGTATTGCTACAGTTACAGGAGTTATTCATGCATATGCAAAAGCTTTTGGTGTATCAAATGGTGTTACTACAACCGTTGGTGTTATATTAGGTTACGCTAAAATATTTGGTATTTCTGATGTTATAGTATCTACACAAGGTATTTTAAGAGGTATAGCTAAAATGAATGGCGCTTCTAATACTTCTTCAACTACAGAAGGGATATTGGCTAATGGAGTTATCATACAGCCTATTGATGGAATTATAAATGGCATTGCTACGACTAATGCTATTTTAACAGCTAAAGGGATTGTACAAGCTGTATCTAATGTTGCTTTAACTGTTAGTGGTGTACTAAATGCAAGAGGTTATTTAGTTGGTGCAATCAATACATCTACTAATCTTACAGCTATACTTTTAGCAAAGGGAAAGCTGGTTGGTTCTGCCGATGGTTTAGGTTCTTGTGCAGGACTTCTAAATTCTAACCTACAAGGGAGTGTTATCGTTAATACAACGACTAACACTTTTGGTATTTTAACAGGTGATGGTGCACTTGTTGGTTCTTCAAATGCAACTAATCAACTTATAGGTTTACTTTCTTCTTCACTTCAAGCTGTAGGAACTACCAATGGTACTACAACAATTTCTGGAATATTACAAGCAAAAGGGGAGTTGAATGGGTTGAGTTTCAACCAATCAACCGAAGAGGGTATCTTAAATGCTATCGGACAATGTATTGGACAATCTATTGGACAGTGTACGATAGAAGGCTTATTAGTATCTAATATTATTTTTGGTACTGCTAATGGTAGTACTACTATAAGTGGTCTTATTTCACAAATAGTAAGTATTAGTGCTGTTAGTAATAATACGGCTTCAACATCAGGTTTACTAAATTCAAATCTTCAAGGTTCTGTAGTTGTCAATACAACTACAATAACCTTCGGTATATTAACTGCAAGTGGTTCACTTATAAGTGAAATTACATCAGTAACAACATTACAAGGTTTATTAAATGCTATAACGCAAATTCATGCTGAATCCAACGGTCTGACGACTTCTGTTGGTGTATTGCTTGGTAAAGCGAGTTTGAGTGCAAGCGTTAATAGTTCATCGTCAGTATCAGCAACATTAAATGGATTAGGAGTTAATGAAGGAACGAGTCAAGGTGCCACTTTGATTTCTGGAGTACTCTTAGCAAAAGGATCACTGAACGCAACTATTAACGCCACTGCCTCAACAACTGCTACTATCGGTAGTGGTGCTATGTCAGCTACCTCAAATGGTAGTAGTTTATTATCAGGGTTACTAAACTCTAATTTACAAGGCTCTGTAGTGGTTAATACTACTACGATTACAACAGCTACATTAACAGGTTTAGGACTACTTGAAAGCGTTACCAACGCTTTTGCGTATGTAGAAGGAATTATAAGTTCATTCGCTTTTATAATTGGAGAGAGCAATGGTCAGGCAACAACAGAAGGGATACTTACAAGTAATGCTATAAATGGAAACTCTTATGGTAGCACTACAACAAATGGTATTCTTACTGCTAAAGGAAATTTAAACGGAGAAATAAATACGTTAAGTATAGTTACTGCTATTCTTAATGCACTATCAAATACAATAGGTACTTCTAATGGATTAACAACGATAACCTCAATACTTAAAGGTAAAGGATTATTATTAGGTATATCGAATGGTGTTACTACGACCAGTGCTTCTATAAAGTCTATAGGAGCATTGGAGGGTAGTAGTTCATCACTAACAATTTTATTAGGTTTCTTAGAAGGAGTAGGCTCAATAGCTGGTAGTTCCAATGGACAGGCCTCAACAGAAGGTATTCTTATTAGCGATGCTATGGCTGGGATTGCTAATGGAACAGCTACAACACAAGGAATACTATCAGCTATAGGCTTATTATCAGGAGAGAGTAATGGTGTTACAGAACTGATTGCAGGACTATATCAAACAAACCCTATTTTCGGAACGATTGATGGAGATACTATATTGATAGGTATCTTAACGCAATCTACAGCTCTTTCAGGCACTTCTAATGGACTTTCTATTGTAAGTGGAATACTATTAGGTAAACGAGGTTTAGACGTTAAATGCTTCTATGAAGTGCATTATGTAGACCACCAATATTTGATTAAATATATTAATGTTAATTTTATAGTGCAATATTTGAAAGTTGAATATCTCACAAAATATAAGATTACTAATTTTGTAGTACAATATCTAACCGAAAAATATAACTCAAAATATAAATGCGATAAAAATGGATAAGAATAAAATCAAAAGAATAGATCGTGATACCAGCAAATTGAATTTTGTAATACGTTTTCCAAAAGGAAAGACTTATACAGATATTCAGGATATCATATTTTTGGTAAAAGAAACAGATGCTACTGCATTGGAAAACGCTTTAATTACAAAGCTGATGTCTAATTCAGAAATAGAATTGGTAGCACCTGAATCAGCATTAGTAAGCTTTACTACGAATGATTACGACCCTTTAGAAATAGCGACTCTTTATAGAGCTGCTTTATTCTGTAAGTGGAATGATACAGATGATTTTGATGAAAATGTAGAAAGGCTATTTGACTTTGAAATAACACAAAACTTTCATAATAATAATTAAAAATGACAGAGTACCTAAAAGATATTAATGGTAAAATCAGCATCAAAAGAATTTGGGCTAATAGGCTTATTTGGATTGGTGTAGCGATGAATATCGTTTATTTTATCTTATGGTGCCACGCTTATTATAGCGAAAAGAAATTGCTTGAATATCCAACAGAAATGATTTGGGGAATGTTAGGAAGTGGATTAGGTGCCATTGGTTTAACTGTAGTAGAACAAAAAACAAATATAACGTAGTAGTAATAATTAATCATCCCAATAATGACACAAGAAAAAAAACAACAATTGAAAGAGATATTGCCAACATGGCTAACATTAGGAAACATGATTTTGTTAATAGGCTTATTCTATGCAAGAGGACAAACAGATGAAGGTATGAGAAAAGACATTATTAATAATTCGAAAGAAATCATAGAAATTAGTCGTAAAATAGAAACGCATAAAAGCTCTGCTTATGAACATAGGTCTATGGATGATTTAATGATTAAATTTGTTCCGAGAGAGGAATTAAAAGCGACACTTGATAATATTGTAAAATCCCAAGACGAGATAAAGCAATTAATTAAAGAAAAATAATAAGTTATGAAACCAATCGTGAAAGTACATAGATTTTGGCAAGATGAAAATCAAACATCAGGAAATATTACTGTTATTAGTGCTGATGATAATTTTCCATTATATGCTTCTTTAGGTTTAGAAAGAGGCTGGAAAAATAATCAGAACAATATTAGTTGTATTCCTATTGGAACATATCAATTAAAGTTAGAATACTCACCGAGATTTAAAACAGACCTTTGGGAAGTTAAAGGTGTTCCGGGAAGAGCTGAATGCAAATTTCACGCAAGTAATTACTGGTTTCAATTAAACGGTTGCATAGCACCAGGTTTAAGATATAAAAATATGAACAACGACAATTATCGTGATGTTACTAATAGTTCTGATTCATTAAGAGCATTTCACGAAGCACTAAAACCCCATACGGAAGCAATTTTAATTATAACAGGAGAACACAAAATTAAATAGTATGAAAGAGGTTAAACGTTATTTAGTAAACTTAACAAGAGTAGATAAAGTTATTCTCATAATCTCTTTAATGTTATTAATATTTTTAATAAAAGAAATATGAAAGTAAAATTCGCAAATCGTTCAGAGAAATTATTAGTGATAGCAGCTTTTATAGTTTTAACTCTGATAACTTTAACAGCTATTCAATCAACAAGGAATAAATCTTTACGTGATACCATAAAAAGAAACACTGTTATTGTAAAAGAGCTTGAAGCTGTAAATGAAGATTTGATGGAACAGATAGATATCTCTGAAACATCAAAAGAAATTATGTTCCAGAAAATGGATAGTGTAGAGAAAAGTGAAACTTATTTTAAAAACAAGTATTATGCAACAAATGAAAAACTTAAAAGTATTCTTGGTAATTATAATAGCTCTTCTAATGCTACCAAAAATGAGCTATTCACAAACGCTGTCAATAACTGAAGTACAGAGAGATAGTATTTTTAATAAGATACAAAGAGGTGTTATCAATGCTGAACGTGTAGTTCATTTAAGAAGTGCTTTAAATTCTTGTGACTCTGTAAAGAAAATACAAACAGATATCATAGGAGTACTTGAATTTCAGAATAAAACAAAAGACATTATCATAACTAATAACCAGGTTATGATAAAATTATTAAAAGAGAATGCTACACTTGAAAAAAAGAGAGGTCGTAAGAAAGCCTTTTGGAGTTTTATTAAAGGAGTAGGAGTAGGAGCTGGGTTAGCTACTGCAGCAATAATTGTAATAAGTATATAAGATGGCAATAATCAAATTTAAAATAACAAGACTACCTAAACGAGCTATTCTAAAAGTAGATGCTGTTCCAATGGTATTAGGTCAAGAATATACGATACCTCAACAAGCTCAAATGACTTGTGATGTTTCAGACTTAGGTGTTCCTTATGATGATTTTGGTTATAAATTAGGTAACGATAAAAATATTTGGAGTGCTGAATATAAGTGTACTGTAAATGCAAATGTAGATACAGGTGCTTTCATTATCACTAATGAAGTCTTTGATGTTACTATCAATAATACAACAGCTATTCCTATTACGTTAGAGGACCAAGTAGACAGAATAACTATAGTTTCTCATAGTCCAAAATACGGAGAGCTTCTTATCAATGGTAGTCAAGCTATATTGGGTAAAACATATATGAGATATAATTATTTCAACCTACAATTTAGCTCTAATGCTAATTTGGACACGCAAAATATAGAGTCAATATTATCATATACAAAAGGAAATAAAAATGGTACCTCATCAGCGTGTACTTATACTTTTAAGACCACATCGAATTTATCAGGAAGTATTAATGGAATAGCAACAACATAATCATGAGCACACTTATAGGAAAAACAATAGTAGAAGAAGTAGGTAGTTCATTATATAGCTTTCCTCATGCGAACGCATATTATGAAAATAATGTTACAGAAACAGTTATAATTTCAATAGGAGCATTTATCAAACCAGCAGGAAGTTGGCTGTCATCAATCTCAGAAGAGTTTACTGTAAATGGTACAGGAAAAATGACTTACAATGGAACAATTCCAAAGCATTTTCATATTGTTTCTAATTTTGATATGACCACTTCATCTAATAGTCAGGTAATAGCTTTTAAATGGTTTAAAAACGGAACAACACCTTTACCGGCTCAGGTAAAAAGAAAAGTTGGTACAGGTTCGGATTTAGGTGCTGGTTCAGTACATGCAGATGCAATGCTTAATCAAAATGATTATGTAGAATTAAAAGTAGCAAACACTACTTCAATAACTAATATAACATTACAAAATGTATATTGTTTTGTTATGGGTATGCCAATGATATAAATAAAAGATTATGGAATTAAATTTCGAACAATTACATCTGTTTGTAGAGGGAATGAAAAGTTCCAGAGAACAAAATGCAGAAGAGCCAAGTTCTTATGAATATGGTTTAAATGGTAGATTATATTCTGAAAATGGGAAGCTATCTTATTCTTCTATAAAAGGAACTGTTCCTATTTATAACAATCCTAAAATCATAAAGTATTTAGGGTTTTATGCTTTTCCTGATGAATTATTGTTACTTGTAAAGTATGATGAAAATGCTACAGCCAATTTAACATCAGAAATTTCAACACAAATTATAGCAAATGATATTTCTATCAATCTTGATTTTGGAACTACACAATATGTATTCAGTAATGAATTAAGTATAGGCGCTATTGAAAATATAAATCAAGCTACTGTTCAATCTTCTCCACAACCTGTAGAACCATTAACAGAAAATTACAATCAATCTGGTGAAATCAAAACGATTGATTTTAACGAGTATTATTTACTAAGTGGTAAAACAGTACCAAATTATCAAATATGCACATTAGGTAACGCTAATACTATTCCTGAATACAACAAACAGTACTCTGATGCTTTTATAGTTTTAAAGAATGATGGTTATCATGCTTTTAAAGGTAGATTAGCCTGGAAAGGAAATCTAAATTGGGATATAAATCGTAAGATAACAACAGTAGGAATTGATGAGGGTATTCATTACAAGCGTGTATATTTTACAGATAACTTAAATCCTTTACGTGTTATCAATTTAAAAGACAAAAATTTATTCTATAGAACATCAGAAGAATTTAATGTATTACAAGATGCTACATTATTACAACCTAAAGTAAGAAAAATTACTGAAGGAGGTTCTATAAAGGCTATGTCTGTACAATATGCGTATCGTTTAATGACTGACAATGGACAAGTGACTTCTTTTTCTCCTTTTTCAGAACTTATAAAAATAGTAAAAGATGAAGATGGTTATGATTTTGCAGGTGGTGCAATTGATAGTTTAACCTCTAAACGTGTAGAATTAGATTGCCCTATAATTTCAACACTATATTCAAAAGTTCAATGTATAGCTATAGAATTTAAAACTGATAGCACACCTACGTCTTTTAGAAATTTAGGAATACAAAATGTTGATAGTGTTGTTTCTTTTATCCACAGTGGAAATGAAAGTGAATTAGAAGATATTTTAACTATAGAAGAAGTTATTGAAACTAAACACATCTGGACATATTGTAATGATATAACTATTAAAAATAACAAATTAATAGCAGCAGGACTTAGAAACAAACCTTATTCTCTTCAAGAAAAATATGTAGAAGATTTATTCTTATTTAAAGGTTGGGATGAATTAGGTGCATCTCATGATAATGCTTTAATAAATCCAACTCCTACTACATATAAATATTTTGATCCTACATATACTGGGGATATGATATATGTAGAGAAACAATTATATACTCGTTTCCTATTTTTTGGAAATGTAACATTGACTTTAAATAACAAGTTAAATCCAAATATTAGAGAGTCTATAACTTTTAAAAGCAGTGCTGACCAATATATAGATTATACATTAGATGTTGGGGCTTGGTTAAAAGGATTAAGTGCTGGAAAGTTAGAATTGTTTCCAAATCTAAAAATAGAACAAATAGATTACTCTATTTTATTTAGTCCTATAGACGAGCTTATAAAAACTAATATGTCTAACTATTATTTTACAACTTCTGTAACACAAGTTATTATAGATTTTGAAAATCAATATAGCATATTAGACACAGCTGTTAATCCTTCAGCTTTAGTTTTTGGAGCTCAAAGTATTGGCTTTAATCAAGGAACAGGTATAAGAGTTAGTTTCGAACAGCAGGAAGAAGCTATTTTAAATAAGTCACCAGAATTATATGATGGTGGAGAGCTTTTAAAATTACAAACACCATCTTTAAAAAAGACTTTTGTAAAAGATGAAATATACCGTTTAGGAATACAATGCTATAAATCAGGCTCACCTCTATTTACAATCGTATGTGGAGATATTAAAACACCAGCTGTAGGAGAGTTAGATTATAAGAACCAATCTGATGATGGAAATCAATTATTCGTACATAGACTTGAATTAAAAGTTGAGGTAAGAATACCATGTGAATTTAAAGACTATATAGACTCTTATCAGATTGTTTATGTGGAACGTACAGAAAACAATAGGACTATTTTAGCACAAGGATTAGCTGGTCCACTTATTAGATTAGCAACTATAAACCACCCTTCTGTTAATGGTACAGCATATGCGCCTGATGTATATGATAAATGGACACTTCCTTTCAATGGTGGGCCTTTATATTCAGTTAATGGCTTATTGACTTATACTATGTTAGGTGAGAATTGGGATGATTTTGAAGAATGGTCAGATGATTGGGGTGATACTTCAGATATACGCCAAAGAGTTTTCACACGTGAAATTGTAAATAGAAGAATGTTTTATTTTGATTCTCCTGATGCTATTTATTCTAAAATTTCAGACCGTAATTTTAAAAATGGAAAGATAGAAGTCTTAGGTAGAGTGAATACAGACCATACAGGACATCTTATTAGAAGTCGTTTTCCTGGAGATGAAATTCACCCAGCTTATGTTCTTGACGTAGGCACTGGCATTGGACTTACATTTGTCAGTGTGCCTCCTGGATTTCAAGAAAGTGAAATTTATAAATCATTGGCTTATTCTAAAAAGATAGGTTATACAAATGTTAGTGGTACAAGTTCATCTAAACCATATCACGTCAATGTAAGTGTATTCTCACAATTTACATTAGATAAAAAAACAATAGAAATAGATAAGACTACAGATTTATTAGCTAAAGGTGAAGTGTTACCATCAGCGATATTAGGAACTTCATTTGATATTTCAAATATGGCTTTAACATTATTTGCTCAAAATGCTTATAACAGTTCACTATTTTTAAGTGCTGTTTATCATGATAGGTTACAGCGGATATTATGTGGTTCACATAAATCCTCAAATAATAGTGAAGGATATCCATCTATATTTATTCGTGCTAAAGAAGATGTTTTTACAGATGATTTTATAGGTGCGCATAGATACAATCCAATAAAATCTAAACCTCATACTTGGGAAGGTGTAAGTAAGCTTGTAGATATTAATGGAGATTTAACAACTGAAGGTGTTCCCTCTACTGATGCACATGCTATTATCAATATAAAAATGGATAATGAAGGTAGCATATATGGAGGAAGAACAAAGTATGCTTTTTCTAAAAATGTATTTATACCATTGAGTGAAGTTATTCCATTAAAAGGAGCTACAGGAGATAACCAATCACAAAAATTTAATGTGCAAGGAGATTTTTATGTATCATTATTTTTAAGAACAAAAAATGACTACTCAAATGCTTTACCTCCAGAAAAACACGATATGCATCAAAACAATAATTATGTTGACGAGCATTATTTTGCTTCAATAGATGATTGGAACAGAGGTGGTGCATGGGCTTATGCTGTAGTTTTAGAAACAGAAATAGAAAGTAGATTAGCAGATAGCTATCGTTTTTATAGAGCATCAGGTGGTGTTAATTTTGATTTAGGTATTAATGAATTTATCAATTCAGCATACTATAAGAAAAATGATTTAAGAAAATACATACCGGTTCCATTTAATTTTAAAGATGATCCTTTAATGGTAAGTAGTATATCAGCATCTAAAACAAAATTAACAGGAGATTATGTTGATGCTTGGACTACATTCTTACTATATGAGTTCTATGAATTAGAAAAAAGTAAAGGTATCATTACCAATATAACAAATTGGAAAGATGAAATCTTTGCTATTCAAGAATATGAAACCAATCAAATAAATGTTGATACTACTAATTTTGTAACAACTAATGAAGGTCAAAGTGTAGCTATACAAAAAGGAACAGGCTCTACTTTTACAAATCATAAGAAAGTAAGTGATTTTGGTACTTCTATTCGTAGAGCTTTAGCAGAGGGAGAATTTGGGTTTAGCTTTATAGATGAGAAGAACAAAGCTTTCGTAAAATTCGGAGAAAGTCTTAGTTTACCTTTAGAGATACAATTAAAACTACAAGAATTATTCCAATACAATAAGATTATAGATACAGAAGGTTACTATGATGTAAAATATAAAGAGACAAACATTCGTATTCGTACAGAAAGTGGTCTTACTTATCTACTATCATACAATGAACTTTTACAAAAATTCAATGGTTGGTTAGCTTATGATAATGACATTTATATCACTTATGACAAACGTGTGTTTGCACCATCTTGTCAAATCAGAACTGTTGTTTTAGAATTGCCAGAAATTTCAAGTAATCTACAAGTGGAAATGCAAGTAGGAAAATATTCTGAATATCAGATAACTGTTGCTGAAGAAGTTTCAGGAAAAGGAACAGCACCAAAACCAGTTAGCTATACAGCTACGAATTTACCTGATGGATTAAATATCAATATCAATACAGGATTGATTTATGGAGTTCCTACTACAGTCGGTACTTACAATGTTCCTATTGTCGTAACAAATAGCGTAGGAGTTTCACAAGTAATATTGATAGTTATTGTAAACCCAGCTACATTAGTTGGAGAAACTAATAGTAGTTCAGAAGTTATAGGAGTACTTAGTTATTTAGAAACTGTAAATATTGAAGGTATTTCAAATGGTCAAGCTGATGTTTATGGTAAGCTAAAAGCTAAAGGTTTATTAGAGGTTACTATTAACGGTATAGCTACCACAAATGGAACTCTTATAGGTAGAGCATATTTCGATGAAGATATAAATGGTAGTAGTACTGTCACAGGTCAAATACAAGCCATAGGAAGTCTTTTGGGAATATCTAATGGCGTAGCATCAGTTGTAGGAGAAATCACTGGTAAGAGCTTTATTTACGGTATTTCAAATAATGTAGCAACAGTAGTAGGAGTATTATTACAACCATTAGAATTTACAGGTTATGCAACTACATATGATATTACTAACGATTGTAGAATATTAGTAACTGGTACATTCTCTCAATATGGTACACCACATTCAAAACAAACTGTTAATGATATTGCAATTATTGATAGCTGTGGTAATTTAGATGAAACATTCAATGCGAATATAGGTCTTGGGTTCAATGACTTTATGTATTGGGGTTATGGTTCTGCAATAAGTCACGATGGCTCTATATTTGTTGGTGGTTCATTTACTACCTTTAATGGAGTTAGCACAAATAGACTTGTCAAATTAAATCCTGATGGAACAAGAGATTGGTCTTTTGATATAGGAACAGGTTTCAATAAAGCCTCTGCTATACCACTTATAAATAAAGATGGTAGTGTATTCTATTTCGGTAGATTCGATACTTACAAAGGTGCGTGGAGAGGTCAAATAGTCAAACTAACTCCTAATGGAACAATAGACTATTCATTCAGTGGTTACTTTACGAGCAATATCCCTATACAGTTAATGGATGTTGGATATAACCAAATGATAGCTCATGGATATACTGTTGGATATAATGGTAGCTATATCCCTCATATCGTTAGAATAGATAAAACAACAGGTCAACGAGATTGGACTTTTAATGTGCCAGTAGGACCTAACATTGCCGGAGAAGGAAAAGTAATGTTCAGTTTTGTCGATGGAGAAAAAATTATAATGCTTAGTCAATTCTTTACTCAATGGGATAATTTACCGGCTGGTGGTATTGTAAGGTTAAATAGAAATGGTTCAAGAGATGAAACATTTGTTACAGGTACAGGTTTCACTGGTGGAGTAGTTTATAAAGGTGCTGTATTTGAAGGAAAATATATTATATCTGGTACGTTTACTGCATACAATGGAACACCTTGTCCTCGATTGGTACGATTAAATCAAGATGGTTCATTAGATAATACATTCAATTGGAATAATAATTATGGTGATTATGGACCTTACAATATGGTTGTAATGGGTGAGAACATTTATGTTTCTGAAGCAAGAGGTGCTGGAACAGCACAGTATCTGTTAGTTGTAGATAGAGATGGTAATGCTAAGAGAATGAAGAAAAACCCTAATAAGTGTATTCCTTTCTCTTGTGGTAGTAGATTAAAAGGTGTTATTTATGCAAAAACATATCCTTATGGTATTTTAGGTGTTAGACCTAACGACCAAATAATAGGAGTAAGTAATGGTAGTGCTGTAGTAAGTGCTGATATAATTGACATGCCTAATCCAAACTTAATGGTAGGAGCAAGTAATAGTAGTTCTACAGCAGAATTATATGTAATTACTTTTGATACAACTTGGAATGTTAATTTGAGTGGTGGTCAGTCTTCTCCATCCGGTACATTATATTTTCCTCTAAATATTGAAGAAACTTATGATTTCATTATAGAATGGGGTGATGGAACATCAGATAGACTTACTAATGCTGGTCAAGCTGATAGACATCATACTTATGTTAGTACTGGAACAAGTATTTATAATGTAAAAATAAATGGTATTATTCCTTTTCATTTTATTTTTGCAGCTTATGGTGTAACTTATACTGATGCAGCAAAATTAATATCTGTTGATAGATTTGGTCCTATGAAATTTTCTCAATTTGGAAGAACATTTAACGGTTGTATGAATTTAACAACTTTAGCTGATGATCCTAATTTTGAAACATTTACAAGTGGTGAACTTGTATTTCAAGATAATGAAAAATTAGTATCAGATATTACTAATTGGGATACGAGTAGAGTAACTACTATGAAAGGAATGTTTTCATACACCTCTAATTTCAATCAAGATATTACTAATTGGGATACAAGTAATGTAACGAATATGGAAGATATGTTCTTAAGTTGTTATGATTTTAGTATAAATCTTTTTGGGTTAGATGTTAGTAAGGTTACAAATACTAACCACATGTTTTACAAATGTTTTAAATTTAATGGTACAGTACCAGCATTTGGTCCTCTTTTGCAGAGTGCAATTCGAATGTTTTATGACTGTACAATATTCAACCAACCTTTAAGTCATTTAGATGTAAGTGGATTGCAAAACGCAAATAGTATGTTTCTAGCTTGTACAACTTTTAATCAAGATATTAGCGGTTGGAGACCTCAAATTACAAATGCAAATAGTATGTTTAATTATACTCCATTTTTCAATTCAGATCTTAATGATTGGGATATGAGTAATTGTGAAGAAATGACCTCAATGTTTAGTGGTTCAGCCTTTAATAAACCATTAAATCTTTGGAATACAAGTAGTTTAAAACTTACTCGATTTATGTTTGACTATAATCAGGTCTTTAATCAAGATATTAGTAGTTGGGATATGAGAAAAGTAGAAGACGCAGAAGCCATGTTTCAATATGCTAATGCTTTTAATCAAGACCTTAGTGGTTGGCAGTTTGAAAATTTAAAACATGCAGGCTTTATGGCTGGTAACAAAGGATATACTGATGAATGGAATTTCTCTAAATTAGAGACTGTTAGACGCTTCTTTGGAGATGTTTATAAAGGAGACCTAAATAAATTTGATATAAGTAATATAACAGACTTTACTTGGATTTTTGGAGGAAGTAATATTAATAAAGATTTTTCAAGTTGGGATGTTAGTCATGTAACTACAATCAATTTTTTTGCAGGAAATAACGCTGCTTTCAATCAACCTTTAAATCATTGGGATGTTAGTAATGTTACAGATATGAGTCAAGCATTTTGGAATACACCATCTTTTAAACAAGATATTAGTGACTGGAATATTAGTAATGTTACAAATATATCTACATTCTTTGGTGGTACTACTAATTACCCTACACATCTTGTTGATGCTTGTATAATAAAATGGAGTCAATTACCTTCTTTAAAAATCACTAGCATAACATTTGGAATTGGGAAGCATTCTGAAGCTTCGGTAGCTGCAAAAGCATTACTATTAAGTAATGGTGTAAATGTTACTACTGGTGGTTTGATGGCTGGAAAATGGTGTATAGGGAAATCTATAAAAGCTAAAGCTACAACAATAGGCTCTTTAAGACAAACAGTATCTATGGCCGCTACTTCAAACGGATTAGCTACTATAGATAACACTATGATAAGATTAGGAATATTATCAATACAAGGAATTTCTAATGGTTTAAGTACAAGTTCACTTGCTACAAATCCTTTTATCCTTGAAGTTACAACTACTACACAAAACCAAAATGTGATATTGCCTCTTGCTAAAACTTATAATTATGCTACTAATACAAGTCTTGTAGTTGAGTCAAATGTTGATTGGGGTGATGGTGTTGAACAATATATTGAGTCTAATACTTCTCTTAATAAATCTCACATTTATGCTGAACCAGGAGTTTATCAAGTTAAACTAACAGGAAGAATAGATGCTTTATATCCACTTAGTTATGGAAATACTAATAGTGCCTTTACTGATATAATTCAATGGGGAACTAATGAATTTAAAGAATTAACAGGAGCATTTAAAGGTTATCCAAATTTAAAATCTACAGGAGTAGGACCAATATTTTTTTCAGGAGAACATCTTACAGGTTTATTTCAAGATTCTACTTTAATAACTTCTGTATCTGAAAATTTATTTACTAAATGTCCAAATTTAAAATCAAATGCTTTTAAACAAACATTTAAAAATTGTAGATTAACAACAATTCATGAAGACTTATTTAAATCTAATACTGGAGTTTATAATTCAGCTTTTTATGAAACTTTTAAAGATAATAAGTTAATTTCAATACCTGAAAATTTATTCAGATATAATACAGAAGTACATGATTATGCATTCTATGGTACTTTTCAAAATAATGAAATAACAACAATACCAGTTGATTTATTTAAGTATAATACTAAAGCATTAAATTATACTTTTACACATACGTTTAATGGTAATTCACTTTTAACAGTAATTCCAGATAATATTTTCACGAATTTCAAAGGTACATTAGCTCCTTTTACTTCAACGTTCTCTAATACGGGTATTCTATCAATACCAGAAACCTTATTTGCAGGATTAGTAGATATAAAAGGTGGTGCTTTTTCAAGTACTTTTTCAGGTAGTCAAATAACATCAATACCAGCTGATTTATTTAAGGATAATATAAATGTAACTTCTTTTGCGGGTACTTTTGCAGGTACTAAAATAACAACAATACCAGCCGATTTATTTAGATATAACACAAAGGTTGGTGTATCTGCTTTTAGTTCTTGTTTTAATTCTTGTTCAGAATTAGAAATAGTTCCTTCTGATTTATTTAGATATAATACAGAAGCTTCTGCTTCTGCTTTTATTTTTACATTTGCACAAACACCTAAATTAAAAACAATACCAGCTGATTTATTTAGGTACAATACTAAAGTAACGACAAATGCATTTCAATATCTTTTTTATCTTAGTGGTATAACAACTTTACCAGCTGATTTATTTAGATATAATGTTTTAGCTAGTAATTACGCTTTTTATCTTATGTGTTATGGTGCAAACGAATTATTAACATTACCAGAAGGTTTATTTAGATATAATGTGAATGCTAATGTTGGTGCTTTTGATTACACTTTTTATGATTGTAATAAATTACAATTAAATAGAAATATATTTTATAATGATGGAGAACAGGCAACACGCTTTGCAGGTAGTACTGATATAACTTTTTCTGCTACTTTCAATAAATCAGAAGATTTAGGATTACCAGGAGAAGCCCCTGATTTATGGAATTGTAACTTAGGTACTACACCGGGAGCACATTCAGGTACTTTTGGTGGATTAGGGAATAACTCAACTAGTTTAAGTAATTATAATTTAATACCTGTAGATTGGAAATAAATTTAACTAATGCAACACCTTAATTATGGCAAAGAGTAAAATAGTAATAAAGTTTTTATCAATATGTGAACAAGGAGATAGACTTGATATCGTAGTTGATAGACAAAGTGGACCAGTTTTATTAAGAGAAAGTTTTACAAGAACTTTAAGTACAAGTGGAGTTTCTAATACTGGTTTAGTTGCATATTCAACAAGTCCATCAAGAGCCGCATCAAATTATTATGATGCTTTAGTAAGAGATTATAGCGGTTATACTTTTTTGACTTTTAGTTACAATTCTGTTCTTGGTACAGTAACAATATCAGCGGTTGATGAATGTACTATCTTAACAACATTTCGTGTTGCTTCAATACCAATAGCAAACCCAGATACTAAAGTAGAACCTACTATTACAAATGAAGATTGTCGTGGAGATATAGTTGCTGAATTTGAGAGTGCTGTTTATTTTAACCATATTTATTATCCTTGTGATAAAGTAATTGCAGAGATTAAAACAACAGTCCAATTAGCTACTTCTGACCAATTTGATTATAGTTTAGGATTAGAAAATCCTTTAAGTCTATCATTAGACAGAGGTATTACTTATCGAATGACAGGGTTAGATATTAATGGTAATGCTTATGATTTTTCATTTCAGACACCTTCAATATTAAATGTGAGTTTAGTTACTATAAATGTTCGTAATGAAGTAGGACAAGCAGTAGTAGATATTATTAATGAAACTAATTTAGAACTTCAATATAATATTGATAATGGAGCTTGGCAAGTTGGAACTACTTTTTATGTTCCTTTAGGAGCTTCCTATGTATTGTATGTAAAAGATGCTTATGGTTGTGAAGACTCATTAAGTTTTACAGTAGATGAAACTGTTATCAGTACCCCATTAATAGGGGAAAGTAGGTACTGTCCAGACCTTCATGAATTAAATGTAGGAAAATTCTTAAATTTGTTCGGTAAGCAACACACAATGAAATTAGGTTTCGTATGTAATGCAAGTCCACAGTACACTAAAATATTTAAACATATTCAAATGATATTAAGCACTGATTATGCTATCAAGAACGTTCAAGTAAAGACTTCTTTGAAACAAGAAAGATTTGTTCCGGGTAGTCATATGACTTATAGAATACGAGAAGGTATGCACTCTGTTCCTTTAAAGAACCCACAAGATGTGGCTGATTTAAGAGGTAGCTGGGCTTATATCGAATTAGAAATAGAATCTATTAATAACACTAAGGTTGATTTATTCTCTGTAATAATGCACCTAAGAAAAAGTACAACATAATGGCACTAACAGACACACCTCCGAGTTACTTAGACAATTTAAGAAACAATTTCGATGCATGGAAAGAAAAAGCTGATAAAGCTCAAAAGATAAAAAACCCATCTTATGAGCCTGTTAGTTTAAATCCTCCTGAAAAAAGTTTATCTGATGAACCTGGTTATGTAGACTATAAAGACTTTGATGAATCAGCTGACCCTAACTATCAACCAAGTACAGAACAAGGGATAAAAAGGACTGAGAAACTTATTGATAGACACGTCAATAAGAGTATTAAGATGAAAGATAAAGCTGATAGCCTTAGAGCAACAAACCCTGATAGGGCTAATAGAATAATGGATAGAAGTGAGAAACGATTGAATAGAGTATCTGAAAAAGCAGAAGGTCTTATGGACCCTGAATATGCAAGTTCATTAGGTAGTGATGTAGCCGCTGGTGGTATCGCCGCTTTAGGAGAACTACCGAGTATTGTAAATCAGTTTTCTGATAAACCAGAGTCGGCAAAAGAAGCTACCGGTAAAAGTTTATCTTTAACAGCGAGTGGAGCAAAAATAGGAATGGCAGCAGCTGGACCTTGGGGTGCGGCAGTTGGAGCAGTAGTTGGTTTTGGTAGTGGTATTATTGCTAATTCAGGTTGGAGAAAAGATCTTATGGAAAAAAACGATAAGATAGCACAAGTAGATTTAGATAATCAAAAGCAAGATAGAATGAAGCAATTATTTGAGAACTCTAATTCTGAACAATTACAGCAAGAGCAAAAAATGTTAGCACAATCATTAGGATATACACGAATTTCTTAAACATAATATTATGGCAGTACCAACAGTAACAGCATTAGATAGACTTCTAATAGACAATATGAAAAAAGGTCTTGGGATAGAGTCTGGAGAAAAAAAATACAAGGCCCTTAATACTTATAAAGGTCCTAATGGAGATAAGAAACCTACCTATGCATTTGGATTATATCAATTCGTTCCTTATTCTCATTTAGAAGATATGAGAAAGTATGCTGAAAAATATCCAGAATTAGGTATGGATATTAAAGATATGCCTACTTATGCTCAATTTAAAAAATTGCAAAATGCTAAAGATGATAAAGCAGTAGATGAATTATTTCAAGTTTTATATAATAATAAAGAATTTCAAGATGCTTTTTATGACCAATGGATGACTAAAGATATCATCCCTAATTCCAAAAAGTTACATGCTGAATTTGGTGAAAAGTATAATTTACCATTAGAAGCTTTTATTGCTTCTTCACATATTATGGGTTCTACAGGTGCAAGAACGAAATGGCTTGAAGCAGAGAAAAACCCAGCTGTTTTAGATGAAATTATTGATCCTCAAAATCCTATTTCAACTAATGATTACATTAAGAAATTCACAAAAGGAATTACAGATAAAGGTGGACAGTTAACTTATACTACACCTGAAGAAGATGCTATATTAGACCCTAATTACACCAATGTTGAAAACATTAAAAACAGTGTTCTTGATAATGCAGTAACACCAGAACAAAAAGGTTGGAAAAAGCATTTCACTGAATATGATGAATTAAAGAAGACTTATATTCAAAAGCAAAACGACTTACAAAAAGCAGAAGAAGATGGTTTAGACGCTTCAATAATACAAGCAGAAAAAGATGTTAAAGACGCTGAATATAATCTATATAAAAAAGGATATACTTTACAAAATGTTATAGACGAGAAAAGACTTAAACAAGCTGAAGAAGATGTTAAGTTGTATAGGAAAGGACATCAAAAAGAAAAAGATGCTCAACAAGTAATTAAAGAGCTTAAAGGGAATGTTTTAGGAAAACCTAAACAAGTAGCTAATAAAGCTGAATGGTTAGAAGATAGACAGCCTAATTCTGGTTGGAAACTCAATAGTGGTTTAAGTCCTGAAGCAGTTAAAGAAGATAGAGATAAGAGAGAACTTTATTTAGAACAACACAGGAATATTTTAGTAGGAGATCCGATTAATCCTACAGACCCCTCTATTATTCAGAAGATAGACCAAGAAAAAGATAAGAGAGAAAAAGCTAAGGTCGTTATTCAGAATAAAGTAAAGAAAGCTAAAGATAATATCAAATCTATTACTGATGATAAAAAAGATGTAACAGAAGATTTACCTCCAGAAGAAGAAGTACTTCCTGATGCTCCTATAGACCCTTTAGAAATTGCTAAAATAAATAAGGAGGCTGGTGATTACCTTTCACGTTTTGATGAGCCTATCGAAAATATAAGGCCTGATGTATTTGATTATGATGCTGGTAATTGGAAACAAGAAATTCCATTTGAAGCTATCGGTGCTGGTGCTTTAGGTTTAATGGGAATGGCTGATGCTAAAACACCATTGCCAGAGAGAGATGATAAGATTTCAAATGCTATTTTACAATATAGCAATGATTTGAAAATGATGGCTCAAATGGGATTAAAACCCGAAGAGGAAGCTAAGATGAAGCAAGAGATAGCCGAAGCTTATCAGCAAGGAATTACAAATATTGTAAAAGCATCAGGTGGAAATAGAAATTTAGTATTGGGTGCTTTAGGTGGTTTAAATAAAGGTGTTATTGATGGTATTTCAAATATAGGTTTATTAGATATGACTAAGAAAGCTGATGCTTTTGATAAGTATGGAAAGACCTTAGAATATATTGATAACTTCAATAGAACTAAATCTATAGACAACTACAAGGTAAAACTTGAAGATGCTCAATCAAAAAGATTAAGTGGTGCTCAATTAGCTTCTTCTGCTTTCGCTAAAATGGCTGATGATATTCAATATGCTAAAGAGAATGGTCCAGGTTCTATAAACCATAGATATAAACAAGCTATGCTGTATGAAATAACAGGTGTTAATGCTGGTATCAAAGATGATGGTAGTGGAACAATACCCGGAACAGCAAGTTACGTCAGAGCGCAACGTGCTATTGCTGATCAAGCTTACTACGATAGAAAGATAAAATACGATACAGAAGTAAACGCTCAAAATAGCTTTTTAGCATTACCTGAAAAAGATAAAATCTATTGGAAAAATAATGGTGGCTATGTGAATTTTAGACAACAATATCAAAGCCCTAAAGAACAAGACTCCAATGGTTCATTAATACCAACTCCAATGGAGGAAGTCATAAATAGAACATCACAGTATAGCCCTGATGATGATTTTAACTCATACTCTAAAATATAAATTATGTCAGAAGGATTAGCATCAGCAGGTTTAACAGGTTTAACAGCAAATGTTGGTAGACGTGAATCAGCTCAACAAGAATTAGCCACTTTGGGTAAACTTGTTGAAATGAAAAAACAGAAAGAAGTAGAAGAACAACAAGCAGCTTTAATAGAACAGCAATACTATGATAAGATTAGAGCTGAAGCTGATAAGATGCTTGTAGGAGATAGAAAAGCTATCAATGAAAAGAGCAAGTCTATTCAAGGCCAAATCAGACAGCAGATAAAAGCTTTTGGAGGTTCCAGAGCTAAATTTATGGCTAATGGTGGTTTAAGTATGATAGGTGACTATACTAATCAAGTACTTAATTCTGACGAAGTACAACAATATAAAGAGAACAAAATAAATCTTGAACGCTTGTTTGATGCACAAGGGAAAAAGTTAGGACACTTAATTTCTGATGGAGATATGCAGAGTTTACGTAACTACCAAAGTGAGGGTAAAGGCAAAATTAAATATAGTGGTTTAATGAATGAATTAGTTATGCCTGATGAAATGGCTTTTGCTTTTGGTACTCAGGCTACCGCTACAGACATTCTTTATAATGAAGAAAATTTTATGAAAACTGTAGGGAACTTCCAAATAGATCACCCTGAAATGGCAGAGGAAATGCAAACTTGGTCACAAGCAAAATTACACGAAGAAATGAGAGCTTATGCTACGGCTAAAGGATATGCTGTTCATGGTAAAAATACAGCTATGGCAGCTGCAATGAACCAGTCAAGAGGTACTGGTGGTAATCCTGCAAATGCAAAAGAAACCTTAGTTAAAAAAGTAAGTGGTGCTTTAGCTTGGAGTTTGAAAATGGAAAATAAGGTAGTTTCAATAGACCAAATAAGAAATCAATCATTAGCGAATAATGAAATGCTTAGAGGTTTATATGGAACTGTTGGTAATGAGAAATATTCAAGTGTAGGTAAGATAAATGGTACTATTATTGAATCAGTAGGAGAAGTTGCAGGAGAAGTATTTACATTAGGTTTATGGGATTATGACAACAATGCAAGTTACAGAATAAAAGGTGGTCTTAAACTAAGTTCTCAAATCGCTAATGCGGCTTTTAAAACACAAAACGGAGAAAGCTATACTATGGTAAATGGTGTTTATGAAAACTTTGACCCTATGGTTATGGATAACTTACACGCTGCAAATGGTGTGCCTATTGGAGATAAATCAAAGCTACCTAAAGGAGCTTGGAGAAACAAAGGTGCTGTTATGGCATATAAGATAAAAGCACAAGATGGTAAAGGTTATCTGGTTGTAGAAGCTACAGATAATCATGGTAAGATAGATAATGGTGCTGCTAAAAGAAACAAGACTATGTATTCCAATGATATGAAAGATGAAGATGGTAACGATTTACCAATTGAAGGAATGATGAGTATGTATGTTGCTTTACAAGACCCTAAAGGCTTAACGTATTATCAAGAGATAGATTTTCAAGGAGAAGAAAGACAAAGTACTTTCGGAACACATATGGGAGATTACGATGAATTATCTGACCAATTATTAGAGAACAAACAAGTAAAAGATACTTATGACAGAAACTTGTTAAGAGCTAAAGTACAAAGAGAAGGTAAAGCTGAAATACCTATTGCTCATGAAACATTTGATAATAACCCTGTATTCAAAGCACAAACTTTATTAAACGAGAAAACAGTTGGTGGTGATGGTCGTTCAAGATTAATGAAAGCATTCTATATGTCTTACTTTGATTTATATACTAAAAATGAAGACTCTCCAGGTTATGATATAGATAAAGGTATTGAAGAAAATCATTTCAAAACTGTACTTGATGGTATGGGTATGGGTACTTATTTGAGAAGTCCAAAATATGATGATTATCAGATATTGAGTCAAATGAGAGTTGAACTTTCAAAACCTCAACATAATACATCTGATGAAATGACTGAAAATAATCAGATATTACTTGAAAAAATAAGCAATTATTTTACTCAAACAGATATCGTAAAAGGACAGAAACCTAAATTAAGAGAAGGTGCTGACTTTGGTTTTACACCTGGCAGTAGTTGGGAAGTAGTAAAAGATTTCAAAGGTAAATCTCATGAAGAAGGTGGTATTGATATTACCATAGACCGTAAAGGTGTAAATATTAATAAAGGTAAAGTAAAAGCCAAAAAAGGTGTTGTATTTAACGGTAAACATTTTCAATTATGAAAAATCAGAAAGTAGAAGTTGAAGGTGGAGAAGTAGCAATAAAAAACAGTAATGGAGATATTGCTATTATTCCTAAAGAAAAGAAAGAATTGATAGAGCAACTAATAGCACAAGGACTACACGAAGAAGTAGATGCATTAGTTTCATTTTTACCTAAGATGAAAGACTATGCAGCTGGTGGTAGTTTATTTGAAGCTGAAACAGGAGAAGACCCAATTAAGCCTGGTGAATCTAAAGCGGCCTATTGGAAGCGTATGGAGAATACTTATGGCTCTGGTGTTAAACATCGTCAAATCTATATGGACCTTTGGGATAAGCCTATTCCAGCTACTCAAATAAGAGATAGCTATCATATTGGAAATACTACTTCAAACACTAAAAACAACCCTGAACTTCAATCTTTAAAAAATCAATATGAAAGTACTTTTGCAGAGCAACAACAAGCAAGGTTAAATGCTGAAAATGCTTTAAACCAACAACCTGATTTTTCGAAACCTTTTGATCCAAAAATTCAAGAGCTCAACAAACTTAGAGCAATGACACCGAGAGAGCGTGAGGCAAACTGGCAACAATTTGACAAATATTATCAAAATGCAGTAATGCCTTTTTATGATAAAAGACAAACATTAATAGACCAATTTAATAATAATCCAGCAAGTAGAATATCTGTTGATAATCCTGAAACATCTTGGAAAGAAATAATAAACAACAATCCTGATATAGAAGATAGAGAATTATTATTTGCTTCGTTAATGGATGAAGGTGCTGATTTTTTTACAAATAATAATATAGGCGGAGAAAGGGCATCTTATGATGGCTATCATACATTTGGATTAGACTCTTTCGGAGAACGTTTTCATGAATTTGAGAAAAAAGGTTATATCCCTAAAGATATGAGACAAAGAATAAAATTCAAATATGCTATTAATGAAAAAGGTGAAGAAAGAATTTCCGCAGATTTCACTAATTTAAAAGATATAATTATAGCTAAGAATGCTTTTATGAAACAAGGTAAAAGTACTGTACTTGCAAAAGCAAAAGAATTAGGTATTACTTTATCGCCACAAGCATTAGACTACTTTACTGTATCTTCGTATAATCTTGGAGAAGGTGGTGCGCGTAAAATGATGGAATCTTATCATAAAGCTGGTATATTAGATGAAAATGATACTTTCTTAAATGATGATGCATATCCGGGATATAGAGCAAATGCACAAGGAATATCAGCACACGCCAATGCAAAAAGAAGAGTACAAGCCACCAATATGTTAAGAGGTGAAAAAACATTAAAAAAATAAGTCTAAAAAGTTAGTATTATGACCGATTTCCTAAAAGTATTACAGCAAGCACAAGTCGATAAAAATGTTTCTCAAAGAAACCCTGTAGGTTCTCCAACAGATGGTGAGAATGAAATCACTTTAACAGAACAAGATATAGATAACGCTAATAAGCCACAAGGTAGATTAGTAAAAGACCCTACGAATGTTAATGTGCAAGATGGTCCTAACTATCCTGGCAATGGTATTTCGCCTGAAGAAGATCCGACAGCTGGTATGACTCCTGAACAAATTGCTTTAGAGCAAACACGTATGGATAGAACACCTGTTCAGGGAGAGATATCAGAGCCTCTTCCTGAAAACCCTTATACGTGGACACCTGAATACACTCAAAGAGGTTTCGTAGAAGAAATAGGAACAAGTTTAATGCGTGGTTTTGGGAAACACGTTGTTGGTGGTACTGGAGATATTTTAGCTTTAGTAAATGGTCTTATTCCTGGTTGGGAAATCAGAGAGGGAAATGCACTTTCAAGAGGACTTCAAGAAGTAGGTAAAGAGTTTGAAGAAAACTACAAAGTCTTTATGCCTGATGAATTAAAAGACAATGAGTTTACATTAGCCACTTTTACCAATCCTAATTTCTGGACTAAAACTGCAGCTGAATACATACCTCAATTAGTAGAAATGATTATCCTTTCCAAAGGTGCTGGTGGTGTTGCTAAAAGAACAGCCCAAAGTGGTGTTAAAGGATTGTCTAAAGGAATGACAAGAGAGAGCTTAGAACGAATAGGTTCTAAAGTTGTTGCTAATTCAGAAGCACAAGTTATGAAAGGTGTTGCTGCTCAATCAAACAAAATATTAGGTCAAGGTCCTAAAGGTTGGAGAGCACTCTTTATGGATACAACAGGAGAAGCTACTGCTGGGTTTGCTACAGGTGCTGAAATGTTTGGTGGTGGTTTAGGTATGAACTTACTTGCAGGATTGCAAAATGCTGGTGGATTAATGAATGAAATGAAAGATTTAAGAGACTCTGATGGTAATCTTTTATATACAGAAGAGCAATTAGCTGATATGGCATCAAGTACTATGATAGAGAATCTGAAGTACTTACCAGTTGATATGTTATCCTATGGTATGGTATATGCTAAATCTACAGGTCAATTCAATAAACTTTTAAATCCTTTCAATAAAACACAAGGAAAGAAATTCTTTAATTCAGCAGAGCAATTAACAGCATCAAGTAAATCTTTTACAAGAAGTATTACTCCTATTATGCAAGCTGTAAATGCAACAGAAAGCAAACTTCTTAAATATGGTAAGAAACTTAAAAATACTGCAAGTGCTGTATCTAAACCATTGTTTGAGGGATATGAAGAAACCTTTCAAGAAACATTCGAAGATTGGGCTAAAAAGAAAGCTGTAGCGAAAGTTACAGGACAACCTATAACCATTGATGGAAAGAAAAGTGATGGCTCTATGCCTTCTTATTTTGAGTTCTATTTATCTAAAGAAAATGAAGCTACACGTACCATTGCATTTGCATTAGGTATGTTAGGTGGTGCTGGTTCCAATATTGTAGAAGCTGTAAATAAGAAAGCTGAAATAGCAGCTAAAAATTATAGCAGAGCAGAACTTATGAAACGTGCTGCAAAGAACGAACTTGAATATGACTATCAAGCTATATTTCTTAAAGAGCAATTAGTAGATAATGCTATGGATGGTAATGTCGATAGTGTAGCAATGCTTGAAGCTATGGCAGAAGAAGGTATTATCAGTGAGGATATGAAATCTGATTACATAACATTTGCTAAAAATATGACTTTAGAAGCTGTTAAAGCAAAGTCACTTGGTCTTAATGATTTAGGAAAGGTAGCTTACTTAAACCATAAGTTCAATGAACAAGCGAATAAGAACGGTTACAAATTTGAAAAAGCTAAAGTAGATGAGAAGATAAAAAATCTTAATGAAGAGTATCAAGGAAAAGAAGATACCAAAGAGTATAAAGCTAAAATGAAAGATGTAGAAGACTCTTGGGAAACTATGGAGAATATGTTTGCTAGAGATATTCATGAAGCTCAACAAGGTATTTTAGGAATTTTATCAGGTAAGAAAGGTGACGTTTCTAATATTACACATGAAAAACTTAAAGCTGTACAAAATCAAGAAGGAAATACTGTAGCGATAGCTTTAAGTGAGCAAGATTATAATGACTACTATAACAAAACCAATGATGAAATCTATAAAGATGCAAGGAACAAGAAATACGACCCGAGAGGTATGTTTTCTAAATTAGGTTCCGGCGTTAAAAATGCTTTCAAAACAGTTAAAGAAGGTCTTATAGGTTTTAAAGAAAAAACAGAAGAGAAGATCGCTGAAATCAAGAATAAAGGTCTTGATGGTTTGACACCAGAACAACGAACTCAATACGACAAAGCTAAGGCATCAAAAGAAGCTATTGATACAGAATTAGCGTCTATGAAAATAGGTGAAGATGGAGTCACTAAAGATAGCTACAATGCGAAGAAAGCAGAAGCTACAGCTCTTGAAGTTGAGATGGCTGACTTATTAGCTAAATCTAAAGCGAATATTCAGTCTACTATTAAAAATGCAAAAGGTGGTAGAGCTTATATGGACCCTCTACTTGAACCTGAAGAAGAAGCAGATGAAGAAGCTCCTGTTCGTAAGCCTGGTATGATGGATAAGTTAATCAAATCGTTATTTACCAAGAAAAATCAAACAGAAGAAAATATCATAGCTACTGAAGAAGAGATAGCTAAGAAATTAGAAGATGCAAAGATTGACTTTACAGATGAAGTAAAAGCTAAAAAAGCTTTAGAGAGATTGATAAGTACAGAAGATGGTGTTATTCAATCACTTCAAACAAAAGATGATTTCAATAAGGAAGAGTTCATAGCTTACCTTATGAAGATGGGTAAAGAAGGAAATTTCAAATCAGAAACTAAAATTGAGAAAGAAGCTCGTATAGACCGTAATGCTAAAAAGAAGAAGAAAACAGAAGAAATTAAAAAAGCACAACGTGAAACGCCTACAGGTAAGAATGTAAGACAACACGATTTAGGGAAGAAATTTAACGACCCTAACTGGAATAAAGAATACAAGAAGATAGTTAAGCAAGACCCTACACAAGCTACGCTATTGCAAGAAGAATATGATGAATATTTGTCAAGCATACAAGCTGGACTAAAATATGGGCCAACAGCTATCATTCAACAAGTAGCTGTAAACCAACATTTACGACAATTATATCCTGATAGTAAAATTCAAGCATATGCTATGAACAATATGGTAGATGCTTTAGGTGGAACAAAAGCATTAGGTTACGCTGCTTTAGCTGGTATTTTTATTGATGAGAAAGTTTGGTTTCAAAGTGAAATCTTTATGCACGAATTTGCACATATCCATTATTCACTTTCTAAAAATGACCCTGCAACAGTAGAGCTTATGAAACAAGCGTTGAATGATAAGCAATTGGTAAGTAGAATAGAAGATGAATATGCTGATGATGTCGTTTACTATTATGCACAACCGGGTTGGAAATCTGGTATGAAAAAGGATAAAATCTTTTTTGGAGATATGACTGCTGAACAGAAAGATCAATTAGGGAAACCCCATAGGAACGGTGTTCTTATGGCTCGTAAAGCTCCTATGCACGAACAACCTGTTATTATGGATGAATTGTTTGCTAATTACTTACAAGGACCTATGTCTAAAAAGTTCTCTAAATATTTCAATCCAAGAACAGATTTACCAAGACAAGCACAAGTTAAAAATTGGTGGAGACGTATTAAAGATAAAGCTAAAAAGCAAGAAGATAACAACTTCAATTTAGCTCAAAAATTATCTGAAGAAAAATTAGATGGTACTAATATCAACGACCATATCATGAATAACTTTGTATCTATGATACAAGGAAAGCCTGTTACTGTAGGTGGTAGATTTGCTCTTGACAATGAAAAGAGTACAATTACCAAAGAGGATAATTTAGATATTATGAAAAGGCTACGTGAAGAGCAAGCTAAATCAAGAAATAAGCAAAACAAAGCAGATATAAAAATGGTAGAGGCTTTTTATGCTCCTATCAAAATAGATGAGGATAAAAAGGGTACTCTTGTAGATGATTGGGATTTATGGGATAGACCTTTACCAGAAGCGAATGAAGAGTTTTCACAAGTTGATGCGTTAGAGAAATTAAATCAAGACATAGAAACTAACATAGGAACAATGTGGGATGATAATTACAATGCCACAATGATGAAAACTACAGAAGTTATAAAACACTTTGTAGAGCAATTTAATAAAGTATCTAACGAAAGAAAATCAGCTGAAATAGAAGCTGTTAAAAATGATCCTAAAGCTAAAAAAGTTGATGCTATGTACACTGAAGGTATTAACCTTAATAAGTTTACAGAGGGATTAATGGATTTAGCTTATATGTATGATTCACCTATTGATTTTATCAGAGTTTTAGAACAAACAAATGATATTCATCAAAAAGAATTTATGAAACATCTTAATGCTGAATTTAAACAAGATGCATTACAGAGGTTAGTAACTATGCATTTGCTATATGGAAATACAGCAATAATACCCGGTATCATTCATACTGTTGATAAGAATGGAGAATACACTTCTGTAACAGCTCAATCAGCTAATGACCCTATTATCATTAAAAGAACATTAAAACAATTATCTCGTAAAACTATAGAACAGAAAAATCTATTAGAAGATGCTATTGATATTTTAGAGAGAGGTGATATTGAAACTAGAGAAGTTCAAGAAGCTGCTGCTGAAATAATCAAGTTCTATGGTCATGATTTAAACATTGCTAAAAAGATAATTGGAAATGGATATCTTATTATAAATAAGAAAAACGTTCCTATTGTATCAGCTTTAAAGCAATTATTAAATGCTACTGAACAGGAGATTATTCCTTTTACTGGAAACAAGTCTAATGATGAATTTATGATGGCTGGTACTGTGAGAACTAAGTTAAAGCCTATAAAAGATAGAAATGAGAGAATTATATCATCTATTCTATTAACAGGAAAACGTTTTGGTTCTACAAGTGTTGTTAAGGGGCCTACTGGGAACAATGTTACCACAAGAATGTTTAGCAATCACGCTATTAAATTATTCAATAAGATTGTTGTTGATTTAAAAAACTCTGAATATACTGGTAAAGCTAAGAAAGAATTTATCACGAAATATTCTAATAGTGATAAATCTGTAACAGTATCTTCTTTTAACCCTCTTTTAGAGTCGTTTTATGACAACTTCCATTTGAAAGGAGAGTTGCCTTTAATGGTTCTTGACTTTGGTAGTAAGAATGAAATGTTCAATAAAGCTAAAAATTATAAAGATATGTCTGCTGAACAGCAACTTATCAATGAGTTGTTACAATTTACAGAGAGTATCAAGAATGAAGATTCTAATTATTTAGGCTCTATGGATATTTTAGGGAACTCATCAAGACGTTTATTAGTAGGATTGCCACGTATTGAAAATATACTTACTGCTGATGGCAATTTCAATGCTAAAGGAGCCTCCCATCTTAATAAGATTTTTAGTATTTATGAGTCTTTAAACAAGGATAAGAAAAAAGCAATGGAAGGCATACCTAATAAAATAGGTGCTAACTTTCCTCAATTTGAAAAAGCCATTAAAAAGGATGCTGACAAATGGATAAAATATCTTGCTGAACATTCTGAAAGCTTATCTAAAGTAAAAAGTTTACAGCCATTCTATCAAACTAAAGATGGAACAGTCCTTAATAAACTAACTAAAGAAGGAGAAACTTTAATAAAGAACTTTATCTTTAATAGAGTAGCCAATACATTCTATGTTCACGAAATGATGAGTCCAGGTTTATTTTTAGATGGACTTACCAAAAATAACAAAGGACATGTAGCGCCTGTAATAGCATTAGACCCTCGATTAAGAGTTGAAATGCTACCTATGGATGATGAGTTTAAATTAACCAGACCATTAAAAGATGAAAATGGTAAGGAAACAGAAGCTGCTTTTAGAAAGCGTTTTAAGCAATGGGAGAAAAATGTTATCGTTAGTAATGATGGTATTCAATATATCTTACCAGAACACGCTGATGCTATACAAGCTTTAAATAAAGATTTCAATAAAGGTTATAAGCTATACTCACATACTATAGAGAAAGAGAATGCTTGGTTTGCAAATCAGACTTCTCAAATGAAAGGTTATACCACTGTACTTACAGAAGAAGCTGTGACTAATGGTAATCAACAGCATCTGTACCCTATATGGAAAATTCTTACCAATAGAAATGAGAAGTTTAAAGCCGACTATCTAAAGAAATATGGAGAAGAATATGATCCTAATTTCAGAACTCAAACAAGTGTTGATAGTGATAGACCTAAATACATTCCAATAGTAACACCTGTAAGTGCTGAAAAAGCTGGGTTATTTCATACAAAAGAACTATTAGGTTTAAAGACTAAATTCAGTTTAGAGCAACTTAAAAACCCTGAAGTACAAAAAGAATATGAAGCTTTATTAGATAAACTATACTATACTGAAAGTGGTTTTGTAGGATTAGATGGTTCTAATTTTGGACCTCAACAGATAATGGATAAGCGTTATACACAAGCGACATTCGGAACGCAAGTATTAACGTCTATACCACACGCTAAGAAAGGAGCGCCACTGAATAATGCATTGCGTATACAAGAGCTTATCAATCAACAGAAATGGGTAAACTTTAAAAAGGCTGTTCTTGATGAAATGGCGAGTTATGAAATTGATGATGATTTTAAATACAGTAGATTTATAAGAGAAGCTGCTAATAAATTAAATTCAGACCCTTATACTATTGCGGCTTTAACTTATGGAGAGTTACCTTATTCACCTCACGTTGCTGATTTCGCAGGAAACCAATTTAGAGCTCAAATTATCAGACATGGTAACAATCTAAAAGTAACAGGTACTTATGGACAGACCATTTCAGATATGGGATATAAATTTGTAACTGATAAAAATGTAGAAGGTTTTATAAATAGACCGAATAGAGATAAAACTTATCCAGCTGTAGAACAGTTTATAGATGAGCAAGGGAATGTAAGAAGAAAAAACAATCCTAAAGTATCTAAAGAATATATAAATGGTACTTCAAAGCTAAACTCTTATGGTTGGAAAATTGTCGATGGGAAACAAGTTACTGTTCCATTTGAAATTGTACTTCCTGAACCATTACCTGGAGATCAGACTGTAGCAAGAGAGTCTATATATGATGAGTTTGGCGGTGTTGATAATGCAAGAGGAAAGTTATTACATAGAAATAAAAAAGGTTTTTTAACGAATTTCAATACCTTAAAAAGATTAAAGTTATTACATCCTAATGGTACTGTAAATACAGAAGCTATGGATTTAATGCTTGAAGAAAATGGTATCTACTCATCTCCTGTAAAAAACGAAAGAAATCGTATTGGTACTTATATACCTGGAGAAACAGTAATGCTTACAAGAATACCACATAACGGACCAGCTTTCGTAGGTGTTGCAGAAGTGGTAGGTTTTCACGATACCGGAGCTTCAAATATTATTGTTCCTGCTGAATATAGTTGGTTAGTCGGAGCTGACCACGATGGAGATGCTTTATTTATTTATCAAGCCTCTAAAAGAAAAGATGGTTCTATAGATGAGAGAATGGGAGACTCTTCGGCTGCTAAGGATAAAGGTACTATTAGAGAAGCTGGATATGGAAATTGGAATAAAGCATTTGATATGTTAATAGAACAATGGACAGCTGAAGATATGCGTATAACTTTAGAAACACCATTGCGTTTTGAGAGTAATATGGATGCTATCATAGAAGAAAATAATGAAGCTTTAAATCCAGAGCAATATAAACAACAAAGAGCATTAGAAGAAAAACTAAATAGAGGTCTTATAGACCAAAAAGCTTTTGAAAAAAAGTTAGCTGTTATAAAAGCGGAGGCAGACTTTGTTATTCCTTTTGGTACTGAACATTACACAAAGCAATATAACAACTCTGTAGTTGCTCAACAGACTATTGGTATCGCTTTTAATACGCATAGAGCCTTGAACTTATTAGCTACCTATGAAACAATGTTATCTAATGGTACTGTTAAAGGTAAAAATTCAAAAGGTGAAATAACTGAAAAACCAAAATTAGTAAACATCAATATAGATGGACAAGTAGAGAGAGGTTTTACAGATAGGAATGCAGACAAACCAATAAATAAGAATAAAGGTATTAATTCACGTATTCACTTATCTACTATTCTTGCCAATATCGTATTGGATAGTACTAAGAATGGACACGCTGATGCTTTAAACTTAAACATTAATAGTATTTCTTCAGCAATGATATTAGTGAACTTAGGGTTTGATATTCAGAAAATAGGGTTACTATTTAATCACCCTATGGCAAAAGAATACATAGAGAAACGTAATGAAATGGGGAATGACTATTTGGAAACTGGTAGTTATAAGTCTATAATTTATAAATATAAAGAGAAGTATGAAAATACCTCTTTAGAGATCTATAGCAATCCAAGTGAATTTAGTGTTACTGTAGACCCAAAGTCAAATCGTTATAATAGTGATGAAAATGGATTTGCTATTCTAAGACTGATGCATTATTTATCCAAAATAAGTGATGATATTTCAATCATAACTGATATTACTTCAGGTCATAACAAGATGGAATTAAATGTATTTGCTTTAGAGAAGCAAGTAACGGATCTAAATGCTTTAATAACTAACAAGAAGCGTGAAGCTGAAATGGTTGGTAAAAAAGAAGGAAAGAAAAATTCTACTCTTTATTTTAGAGAGAAATCTGATTTAGCTGAAAATTCAATAGAACCATTAATTATAGATAGTCCTGAATTAAAGCATTATAAGAGAATGGCTTTAGAATTTATCAAGCATCAAAGACGTTTGAGTATTATTGAAAACCCTTCTATTAGAGATATTATTACACTTGTAAAAGATAAAGTGACAGCTTCTGCTTTAAGTGGTAGAGAGTTAAAGCATTTTTCTGAATATCTTGTTCCTTTTATCTATGGTAGATTGTTAGGTGTTAATAATATTGACGTATCAGAGATAAATGATATTTTCCAATATGAAGATGAAATTGCAGTTGGAGAAGATGCGCTATTGCCATTAGCTACAGAGTTGAAGAATTATGCAGAAATGTTAGATGATGAGCTACATACTTATTGGGAAGACCCAAACAATGTTGGAAATAAAGATACTGATTATACACGTTCTCGTTTATTCAAGCAAGGTATCATTATAGAAGCTGGAAAAATAAAACTAAATCCACAAGTATTACAACAACATTATACGCACCCTGATAGAATAATGCTACAGAATGAATTTTCTGAATTGCCATTAGCCTTACAACGTAAATTAGTATTGTATGATTTAGTGAAAAATGGTTGGAATGGAGAAGAGTCTTTATATCCTATTTTCCCTTATGATATTACATCTTATATAACTTCAAGAGCTAAAATGTTTAAAGAAAATGAAGAAGAATTTGCTGATAATATCATTAAAAAAGCGTACAAAAGAATACGTGATTTAGAATCATTAGCGGCAGAAGAAAATGATATGAACTATTTGCCAAGTGTCTTTTTAAATAAAGAGCTTCCAAATTTAACAGACGATCCAAGCTCTAAATCTTTTGAAGAGTTGTATAAAAAATTAGGGCACAATAAAGCTGTTACCAATAGGATAAATGGTAGAGAAAACTTTAGAGTAAATGTATCTTATATCAGTGGTGGTAAGAGAATAAATAAGGTTATCGAAATTAATGCTATTGGCCCTTATGTTACTAAAGATGATGGTATAACCGAGTATAGTGAGTCTAAAGCTAAAGATAATGACGAATGGTCAGCTATAGCAAGAGATTTAATAACAAGTAAAACAAGTAGAGGTTTTAAACTTGTTGGAGAACCTAAATTAGAATTATTAGAAACAAGTAATAATGTGCCTAAGAGAGCTCATATGATATTGATTAATGATAATTCAACTGATGATAATGGTGGTTTTATAAAAGATGATGGTGTAGTTCCTAACATATTGAGTAAAGAGGCTATTGATGAAGATGCTATTTTGCAAGAAGAAAAGAACTCTAAAAAAAAAAGTAGTGTCGTAGGTAGATTTTTTAAAGATGATTACTATAATTATACAAGAGAGGACTCACTAGACCAATCAGAACTAATGAACGCTTATGAATATAAGCAATCTTTAACATACATTCAGGAGGCTCGTATTTGGCTTAATTATCTAAGAGATAAGAAAAAGACAAACAGCTTCCTGGAAAAGTATAAAGAAGGAGAATTTAAAAAGCATCTACAAGATATAGATACTGAAGAAGTTTTAAAACTTTATAACACTTGGGGTAGATATGATGCTTATGCAGCGGCTAACATTATGGTTCCTGTTATGCTTGAACTTACCCAACGTGCTTCCAATGAACAATCAGCACTTACTAAAGTACAAGAAGGTCAAAATGATATTGGTGTAATCAAAGCTTGGTTTCAAACTAATAACATAGACTCTACACATCCAGCAACACAAGCTGTACAACGTGAATTAGAGACAGAGTTTAAAGGCTTTATGAATGAACGTAAGAAATATCTTACGCGTATCAATGATGCTACAGAAAACTTATATGCTGAAAAATTCAATTACAATCCAGCTAAAAATAGTTTCATAAAGAAAATACAGAGAGCTGCAGTATTACTATTTAAAAATCGTGATGATATTTACCGTATTCTTTATGGCAATATTATTACTACAGAATATCGTACAGAACGTGGTAAAGACCAAAAACGATATGCATTATTATCTGATAATATCTTACGACAAAAATTAGCTAATAATGAAATCACACAAGTTGAATACAACTTTGCTAAAACATTTCGTGAGATCACTAATGAGTTAGACCCAAAGATAAATGACGATAAATATATTGGTGGAGGAATACCAGCGATTGGTATGGGAAGATTAGAGTCTTTTGGTAGGAAAGGACTATTAGGTGTCTTAATTAACTCTCGACCAATAGATGAGGCTATAGGTGATGTAGAGTTAGAGTTTGAAGGTCAATTAATGAGATTTAAACATATAGAAGATATCTTTAGACAAGATAAAAAGAGCAGTTGGAAAACTAATAAAGAGTATATACAACTTCGCAATAAAGCAAAGAAACTCTTTAAAGTTAAAAAGAATGAAGATGGCTCTATGTTTAAGCATGAAGATGTGTTCAACCATACTATCTTAGGTGATGGAATGGTAAACAACTTTGCGAATGGTGGTTGGATAAATGCAGACCATATGGCTTCATTAGATTTAAACAAAGCACTCTCTGATTTTACACATACTCAACTATTCATTACAGGTAATAAGAACTTTAAAGGTTTTAAAGCACTACAAGCTACTGTAGATGGACTTTTATTACATAACAAGATGAAAGGCTTTGTAAACCAAAACAAGTTCGTTAGAAAGGTTTATAAGGAGTATTTCTTAAAAGCTAAGAAATTACAAAAAGACAGTTCTGGAGATAGAGTGATAGATGCTATTGTTAGAGGAAACCTATTATACATAATGGGTTGGAAACTATTAGCAGTAGGTAAAGGAATGTACACTATTGGAAATGTTGTAGTAGGAAAGTATAACAACATTAAAAATCAAGGTGGTAAAGCCTGGTTAATGGGAGAGAGTAGATTTTGGGGTAAACATAAAAAAGCTATGGGTATCTTAAAAACTATAAACTTTACAGATGCTAATTTCTATGACGATGTGAACTTACAATCCTCATCAGGATTAGATTCTATATTTACTGATATTGCTCTTTGGCCTATGATGGCTTCAGAGAAATGGATTCAAGGTGTACACTTTTTAGGAATGTTATCAAAAGAGCAATATGATAAATTTGATGAAAATGGTAACTACAAAGTAGGAGAGACTGAAATAACAGCACAAGAGCTTACTAAAATGGAGAATGAAGTTAAGAACTCACATGGTAAAGGTTACACACCTACAGACCAGAGATTGATACAACGTTACTCTTGGGGTAGAGCTATTATGCAGTTCAGTCGTTTTATACCTACAATGGTATATGACAAGTTTGCTAAAGAAGATGTAAATATCTACGGAGAAAAACATATTGGTAGCTTAACAGCTGTATGGGAAATGATAGCTAAGTTTACAGGTGGTGAAATACCTATCGGTCAACTTGGTGCTTACCGGGCAGGATTAGAACCTCAAATAAGAGCTCGTTTTGATGCAGGACTAAAAGGATTGGCAATGATTTCTGTAGCTATTATAGCAGGAGAAACTATGAATTTAGGTGTAGCAAGAGAGCTTACTGGTGATGCTAATTATTTAGTAAATACCAGCAAGCTTGAATTTAAAGCTATGCCATCTTCAGTAAGAACAATTTTAAATATGCTAAGTGGTCTTGCACCAACATCTGATGCAGTAGCTATGGAAGGGAAAGGATTATAATTTCTTCCATTTAATATTTTTAGCTTCCCTTTTAAGCGCCTCATCAAAAGCTTTTCTTTGTTGGGGCGTTAAATTTTCATCTAATTCTTTCCAATAATTTTTAGGACGATTTTTAGAAAGTTCATTCATAAGTTCTTCTAAATCTTTTATTGTCGTTATATATTTTTTCTTTTTAGTCATAATTTATAAATTAGGTGGTGGAGGTGGAGGCGGTGGTGGTGCCATTCTTTTTGGTGGAGGTGGTGGAAACCTTATTATCTTTTTTGGTGCCTGTACAATATTGTTTTGCCTCTCAATTTCAGGCTTGACTTTCTTCTCATAAAGAAGTTTATAGAGTTGATGTATCTCATACCCTAAATACTTTTGGACAAACGGTTCTTTTTTTGATAGTACAGGTCTTTCATATCTATATTGATAAGCTAATCGGACTAAAGGCCAATGTTTGCTATAATTATCTATATGTGGATATACCTGATATCCATATTTTAAGCATATAGACATTATCTTGACTTCTTTTTTTGTTGCAAAGTAATGAGCTTTAGCCTTATTAGCCATTGTTTATAATTTGATTTTAATTTGTTCTTCTGGTAAAGGTATTTCACAAGTAAAGATTTCCATTGCTAAACGTCTACATTTTTCGTGGAACTCTTCTTGATCTGTAGTACTATTCTCTTTAGTGCTTTTAGACATTCTTACATATTCTCCTGTATCTGTATGCTTTTCTTCATAGTTACAATTGAACTTTAGAAATTCGTGAACTTCTTGTGCTGTAAGATACTCTCCCCATTCTTGCTCTAACAACTTCTGCCAGATAACAACAATAACACCAAAGTAATATCTGTTCTGCTTAACGCTACGCTCTTTACTATTGACTTTAATAGTTAGAGTTACTGTCTTGCCATTAAAAGAAGTGATAGCTTCTCTAATACGATTAATATTACGAGAGAAGCTACCATTCTTTATTTCAGTTATGATTTCAAACTGTTTCATTACACTAAGTCTTCAAATTTTTGTCCTTTTAATAATGCTACCATTTTTAATGCAAATTCTTCACTCACATGAGGTCTATGTAATGGAACTCCTATTGGTTGTTCAAATTTGATTGGTTGCTTATGCATTTCTTCACTTGCTTGTTTAAACTCCAAAGATTTAAGTTCATCATACGGTGCTACATATATAACAAAATCTTTGCTCACATATATAACTACATTGGCTTGTGTATTATAAAACAAACCAGTATGTGGATATTTCTCTTTAAGATAAACATCAGAGACATCTATCTTACTTTCATGAATTTCTATTTTCATTATTCTTTAATATTTGAAACGATAATATTTGTTACATAAATATCATCATTAAGTTTATAAAAATTAACATCATAATTTATTTTCATTGGAATATTCAAGAAGTTTACAAAAACAGGATAATAGTTTTTTATACCTAATGACTTCGTAAATTCATTCAATGTATTCTCAAACATATCTTCATGTTCTTGTATTAATATCTTGTTGCGTTCCGAAAAATAAATAACCATTAGTAAGTAGTTTTCTTTAGCTTTAAAATTCTACCTGTTAGTTGTCCACTTACAAGTTCTACGCTATGAATAGCGAAATCTTCTGTTACTTCATTATCTTGATTTAAAACGATAACTCTGTCTACTTTTGATAAGTCTATTTTCATAATTTATTGTGTTATAAATAAGGTGCAATACCAATATCTGTTACTACTACTTTTTACAATTCCTATACCTATGTAATCCCATTCAGCATTAAGCATATTCTTTCTATGGCTTTCACTTTTTACCCAAGCATTAAATACACCATCAGGACTGTTATAGCCAAAACCTATATTCTCTCCTACACTATCAGCACCAAGCTGAATTAACTCATTAGCTTCATCTACCCATTGTAAATGACTCAATTCATTTTGAGATATCATTTCAAGGCATCTTAGTTTAGATAATTCAGTAGCATAGCTATCAGCTTTTAATACCTTATCAACATTACAGTCTTTCCTATAAGTATTAATAAGTGTAAATAAATGCTGTTCTAAAGTTCCTAATTTAGCTGGTATGTAATGATAGTCAAGCCCTTTTGTAAAAGGATTGTTTCTTGACCTAAAAGTTACATATTGATAAATTACAGCTGTAGCAAGTGCGATACAGAATAAGGTAATAATTATAATAGCAATTGGACTCATATAGTGTTTTTTAATAAGGTTTCTATTTCTGTTTTTTGTTTGTTTACATAGGCTAACATTGTTGTTACTGGATATTTAATCTTTCGTAACTGTTTACCACCATCAGTTAATAAATAACGTTGAGGTGTAAAGGTTTTAATAAATAAGGCTGACTTAAATCCTGTTCCACTCATAGGCATAGGAACTACCTTATTGATATAAATTCTACTCCTATCCCAAAGTATTCTATTCTTTAAAGGAAAGGTTATACTTGAACTTACTTTGCCACCTTTACGTTGTACGCTATTGGTTGGCTTAACGTCTACATATGATACTATTGGATAGTCATCATTTTCATCTGTTTGCTCATGTTTATTTTTATGAGCTACAAAAACAGGTCTTCCGAATTGAAATATTTCTGATTCATTTATTTCTTCATAAAATAGATATTCAGCTTCTTTATTCCAATATATTTTATAATCATATGAATACTCAATCTTTGGAAATAAAGCAAAAGCTTCTATCTCTTTTTCTTTCCTTTTAAAGCGTTTGTAACGCCCATATTCTGCTATGGGCGCTACTAAGAACACTTCTGTTTCTCTTTCGAATGATTTTATATAGCCTGAACTTTGCATTTCTAAAAGCCACCATTCAAAATAGGTTTCTATGCCATTAATTTCCGTCTTCATTATTCAAGAAGTTTAAGATTTTAAGCATATAATTTCCTAATCCAGCTACTGCTGAACTTTTAGCTTTTTCTTCTTTTTCACAAGTAGTAGGTAGTTCTCCTATATATTCTATAAGAGCTTCCATAGCACCTTTAAAGTTCTCTCCAAAAGTAATATCAGGACCAGGAACTTGTGGTATATCATCGTCAATAACTGGTGCTATCATTTCTTTTATACCATAATTCTCTGTGCTTTCAATTTTCTCCTTTGCTTTTTCTAATTCAATTTTCTGATGTATATCATCAATCTTTGAATTAATTAATCGCAATGAAGTTGAAATAATACCATTGTATGAGGCTTTTAAGTTCTCTACTTGGTCTGGTAACAATGTATTAATATGTTCTTCAGGTAAAGAAAATTCAGAGGCTTCAAGTATATGTTTTTCATTATCCAATGCTTTTATAGAATAATGGTCTATCTTTTCAATAGTAGCATTTAATATCTCTTGATATTCTCTGCTATACTTTCCAAAAACATTAGAGCGTTCTAAAGCTATCTTTTGTTCTGTCGTTTCCTCACTAAGCTCTGCTATCTTCGCTGTAGTTGCTGCATTCTTTTTAGCTAATGCTTCTTCTTTCTTTCTTTCTTCCTCATCTATATAAGGCTTAAATTCAACGTCTAAATACTTTTCTTGTATTTCCTTAGCTTCCTCTAAGAAAGTCTTCTCTATACGGTCTAAATCCTTTCCTGTGGCAAGTAAAGGTGCTTTGATTTCTTTCTTAGCCTTACGTGTACTCGCATTAAATGAACGAATAGTAGCTTTCGCATCTTTATACTGCTGAATAGTCTCTGCATTTTCAGCATCGTATTTGATAGCTTTAAAGCCATCAATAATAACCATACTCTCCACTAAAGGATTTAGTAGGTTCAATCCACTTACCTTTAAATCTTTGGTAAGTTTGGTTATTAACTTCTGTGTAGAAGGTGGTAACTTTTTAAATTCATCTGTATTAATTACAGTGATCATAGTTGGTTCTTCATTTTTGGACATTATATTCTGCTTTTAATAATTCCTCTTTTATTGTTTTTAAATCTTTGATATACGTTTCCATTGTTAGCATATTATCTGTATGTAGTTCGTTCATACGTAATCGTATAATCTTTGCTACTGCGTTCTCTACTGAATTGTAGTACCCTATAATTTCTGTAATAGGTATGTCTTTATCATTTCTTCTACCTGTGGCAAATTTCAATGTATGATTGTAATTATCAACTTCAATGAAATATGAACCAAATTCTTTAGCTGTTATTATCATTTTTGTAGTTTTATCATTTCTAATGTATCGAATGCTAATTGATATTTACTTTTAAAATAAGTACCTCTGTTCAATCTTAATTTAACAAGGTTCCAAGTTTCTGTAAATCTATCTATACCCTCTGTAAGACCATAGATATCTGTATAGGCTTTAAGTACAGCTGTATGATAATCAGATACCTTAGTATTTGTTAATAACTCATATACAGTTATCTCACCATAAGACTTTAATCCTCCTATGTTATCAACAGTGTCACCTAAAAGCATCTGTCTCATTAAAAATACCCAAGCATCTTTTTTAGATATTTCTTTAAATTCACCTTTCTTCATATCGAAATGTGTACCCGGACATTGCTCTGCATCTTTATCTTCTGACAAGATAAAAGTATCTTCATCTTGTAGCATAGATATTAAATCGTCTGCTTCTAAATCTTTGAATAGAAGTGTTGGATATCGTTCCTTAATGTATTTTATAACACTAAACTTATCATCTTCTTGTTTCTCATATAAGAGCTGACTGGTTCTGTTTCCTTTATACTTTTTCTCATAAGCAACATTATATCTGTATGTATGCTCTGTAACACCTGAAAAACAAAAGATTAGTCCTTTAGGGTTAAACCAATCCAATAATCTATCTATCTCTTGTTGAGTATAGGTAGCTATATTGTTAGTGGTCTTATCATAAATTTTAATCTCTTTGCTCTCCATTTCTTTAAGAACTTTATTGATAACTCTATACTTAATAAAATCAGCATCTATAAGTCCAATCTTATTAATCATCAAAGGTGTGTGCATTGGTACTATGATATCCATTGTCTGATTTTTACAATTACATAAATTATAAGCATAGGCAACCAAAATACATAGTCTAATAGTAATGTAATAAAGTTGCTTCTTGAATAGTCCATAAAATGACGTTTACGTAATAAAGGTTCTGTTTCATGATGTATTAATACTCCGATTAATACATAGATTGCTACATATATAATGATATTAATAATCATTCGTTACTCGATTTATTTCCTGAATACATTGTATTGTTTTCATTCTTCTTGTTTTAAATTGATAAGATTTCATCTGTTGGATAATTTGAGGTGGATTATCAGCTTTAATAGTTGGGATAACTGTTTCCCTATTGCTCTCCATATCATTCATAATTTTGAAGTAAGCCAATATAGAAATAGACTGATAAACGTTTCTTGCTTTTCTTGAAGTCGCCCATACTCTACCTAAACTACCTAATAGAATTAACCCTCTTAATATTTGCATAGAATTGTTGTTAAAAATGAAGAGAGGCGGTAAGGAAAATTGCTGTAAACCTTACCCATTGCTCAGGCGAGACCTCTCTTCAAAAGTTAATTAAAATGGTACATCATCTTCATTTTCATCTACCATATCTAATGTAGGTGCTGAAGAAACAGGAGCTGTTGGTGCTGCTGCTGGTGCTGGTGGTGTAGCAACTTTAGGTGGCTGAATTATTTCCATCTTACCATGTGCTACTAATAAATCATCTGTCCAATTTGAAGCTATATATTCTTCATATGTGAAATCAGTTACAAGCATTTGCTTGATAGGTTCTGTTGAAGATACAGGTGCTCTCTGAATAGGTGGAGCTGCTTTAGGTGCTTGTCCTGTACCATTATTAGTAAATTGTTCTCTTGTAGCAAAAGCACCACCATTATTTGCGTAACGTACTGCTTCCTCACTTTCTTTTATCATTTTTTGAAGATAATCAGGTAGTTTAGTAAACTCTTCAGTTCTAAAACATTCTCCTTTTTCATCAATCATAAAAGATAATAAATCATTAGTTCTCACTACTGATTCCCAATCAAAATTATAAGTTGTTCTCAACTTATCAGTAAGACCTTTAATACTTCCAATGTTATTATAAATAATAGTTGGGTCGTCTTTCTTTGGTCTATTTATGATATCAACAATAAATGTTCTACCTAAATATTGACCTATACTCCAACCATTTTTGTATTCGCTTTTAGGTACAATTCTACCTTCTGCTCCATCAATAATCTTGGTCTTTAAGTTTGAGGTTTCCCCTAACATAAAAGTGTACTCTTGGCTCACTACTGTTGAGCGTGCTTCTGTATCTCCCTCATTAAATAATTGCTTTAATAAAGGAAATTCAAATATCAATCTCACTATACGTGAGCTTTTGTCAAAGTACTTATTGTACTGTGTTCCACAATCAACTATGGAATATAAAATACCAGGATTTGGTCCTGCTTCTAAAACTTGTTTGTCTAATCTCTTCTTTGAAGAATTAGGTACTATAAAATCATTTGCGTTCATTTCTGTACTGTTTTTAAATATGAATATAATCGTTTACTTGCATTGAGTCTAAAACCAATCAATATGGAGAAATAACTATGAATGCGAATTTTGCTCTTTTTTCTTTTGGATATTATTTGTGTGTCTACTTCATATAAGATATTGTTTAAATAATTAGTTATTACTGTGTATGCTACTATATAGCTAACATTGTTAGCCTTAGCCGTATCAGTTACGTGCCTAATGAAGTCCTCTTTTAAAAAGACCTCATTAGTTAAGTAACTGTAACAATCGGATTGTGAAGTAAATTTTCTGACATTTTTACTTTTGTCTTGTGATAAGTCTTTAATGTACATTAATAACAGACTTTTTCTGATAAGAATTTCTTCAGCTTTTTAGGTACTCTAAAGTATATGTAGTATTTCTTTGGTGATGTAACCATTACATCTTTCTGAAAGTTTAAATACTTTTTCTTCTGTCTTACTTTTATTAGAATAGTACCTAACTCTCTAAATGTAATATGAGTACCAAACTTTATCTTTTCTAACATACTGTTTTCCACAAATGCTAAAATATCTTTGCTTTGTTTAAGAGAAAGACCAAACTTTTCTGATACTTCTCTATTAAATTCTTTAAAATGCATATCTGATTTTTTAACAAATATAAACAAAAAATAGAAACAACACCATAGTAGTGTTGTTTTAATAAAAAAAAACAACTACCTTTGGCTCGAAGTTCTACAAAATGTGAGATAATCACTACTTCATTAGATATATAAAGAGAGGCTATTTGGATATTAAGCCTCTCTTTTTTATTCATACTTACCACTAAAATTATAACTATTAATAGTCATATTAATAGGATTAATAAACAAGTGAATAGTAGTAGTTCCAATATCTCTCCCCTTACCTATAATAAACTCCGTATGGAACAGTTCAGAGAAACCAGGTGTTTGTCCTTTCTGTTCATCATAATAAGCTTCTCTATATAAGAATGCTACAATATCAGCATCTTCTTCTATACTACTTGACTCTTTTAAATCTGATAGTTTAGGTCTTTTATTCTCTCTGTTCTCTACTGCTCTACTTAATTGAGATAAAGCAACAAAAGCAACATAAAGCTCTTTAGCTATAGATTTCAACTCTCTTGTAATAATAGTCACTAATACTCTTAGTTCCATCTTATCAACACTACCAGTTCTTTGTATGTAATCTAAAAAGAATAGCTTAGTATTAAACTTAGCTACATATTCTTTAGACTTTCGTACTATGTCCTCAATAGTTCTGATTTTATCATCAATAACAAGATTTGATTGCTCTATATACCTATCAGCTTGTATTACTTTCATCAATTCATCATTAGACAGTTCCCCTTTTTTTATTCTTTTGTATTCAATACCAGTGATCAGTCCAATCAATTTAGATTTCAACTGATTACGTGCCATTTCTAATGAAAAGAATACTACGTGATTACCTTCCATTGCAGAGTTCCAAGCTGATATTAAAGCATAGGTAGTTTTACCCATACCTGGTCTTGCTGCTATGATAACTAATTCGCCTAAAGAATAACCGCCTGTAAATGAATCAATAGCATCTACAGAGGTAGTAATACCTGTAGACTTACCTTCTGATTTATTTTTAACCTTATTACGTATTTCAGTTTCGTAATCATTTTCTTGTTGCGTAGTAATATTAACAGTTAACCTATTATAAAGTTTATTATAGGCACTAATAATATTATCTCCAACTTGAAGTACATCTCGATTGTTCCAATTCCCATAAAGCACATCGTAGGCTTTATGGTTCCAGAAATCAAATAACACATATTGTTTAAGCATCATTATGTGATGCTCTAATAGTACGTGAGAGTTAATTCCTTTTTGTAGAATATCAATAACTTCATACTCAAAAGTCTTTGCATTATTAAATCTAAACTTATCAGGTCTAAATTGACAAATAGTAACTACTGTTGGTATAATGCCATTTTCATAACATTCTAATACTGCTTTAAAAATAAATTGGTGAGTAAAAGAATGAAAGTCTAATATAGTAAGGTTGTGTTTTAGAACAAGTTCTTTAACACCACTCTTATTATCGGCTCCTATAATACTTGCCAATACTTGTATCTCAATATTTATCCTATGATAGACATCATAATTTTTCTCTGTTTTTTCCATAATCTATGCTGATTTTAATTTGACTTCTTTTTGCTTTGCTATCTTCTTGATAGTTCTAAGGTTCTTTGTAAGAGTAGCTATAATAGGTTTATTATACCTTGATGCTTTATTGCCTAAACCTCTGGATTGAACTATGGTAAAATTCTCTAATGAAACTTCTATAGTTTCTTTAGGTTTTCCTTTATAGTAACCACAAAGTAATAGTGCATCTTCTTCTCTATGATATCCATTAGTATGAATACAATGCTTAAAAAGATTACCTAATTTCTCTACTTCATCTACAGTTTTTATAACTGTGATCATTACATCTCCATTTTTAAATTCAAGTTCTTTCCATCGTTCCATACGTTTACTATACCACTCTTTATCTTTACGTAATTTTTCAAGCTCTGCTTGTTTACGTTCTTCATCTTTCATTCTTCTTATAGCTTCATATTGCTTTTGTTTTTTCTTGACATAGACATTATGAGCTTCTTTAAAGTTCTCTGGACAAACATATTTAGGACTTCTTAAATCTTTACCAAATTCTTCTAAAAGCTTTAAGTAATCTAAATAATTTTCCATTTTCTTTATCTTATATTTATTTCTAAATACTATCTTAAATGAAGACCAATATTTCTGTATCTGCTCTCTTCTGTAGCTATAACAACAAGTTTGAAAGCCATCTACATATCCAAGTTTTAGCAATGTTTCAGCTATTGGAAAAGTAAGCAATAACCAGAACGTAGTAAACGGTGTAATATTATCATCGTATTTTTCAAGACCATTTCTTTTAATGATAGGTAGATATTTAATACGTGGATAAGTATAGTTTACATGTTGGTCGTGTGCATTGATAGACTTGTTATTCTTTAGAGAGAACTCTCCAAAAAATCTACTACCATACCAACCAGCCATTCTACCATAACCAATGATAGCGTGTTTACCTTGTTCGTTAAGATATATTCTTGAATTTTCAAAAATCCAATAAACACCTTTCTCTTTCGTTTTGTAGGTACATCGTATTTCAAATAGTCTGATAACTTGATACTCTTTGAAAGTTGTTATTATTCTGAACTCTCTTGTTTCTCCGTATGTTCTATGTTGCGTTGAAACTATTTTTAGTTTATGCTTACAGTTAGGACAGTTATCACCCATTACTTCATCTTGCCAACCTTGTGTAGTATGAACTTTATATACGTGACCACAATGTAGACAATGGATATTTCCTGACTTATTACGGAAAGCAACAAAGCTATGTGCGTTCTCTCTGGCCCACTTCATTTGGGTTTGAGTTATCTTTGGTAGCTTTTTATCTAAAGCCACTATCTCTCTCTGAAATTTAGTCTTTGCTTGCATTAGAATAAAGTAGGTTCGTTATCACTTGATAATGTTGAGGTTTTAGGTGCCTCTGGTTTCTTTAACATTTTATTTCGTTCTTGTTGTATAAGACTGTCGATAGCTTTCTGTTTAGCTTCAGCTTTTTCTTCTTCTGTAAGAACTACTGTGTGATTAACAACAACACTACCATTAAATGCACCACCTATTTCAATATTATCTTCATCGTAATAATGATAAGCCATATTGAATATCTCACTATCTTCAAATCCATTACATCCACTTTTCTGAACTTGATTTAGAATATAGGTAATACAATCATCTATATTCTTTTCTTCATTTTGAAATCTAACCTCAAAGAAAGGATCTTCGGATGCTCTTTCATTTAAGTCTTTTAGAATTGCTTCCTTAAACGCTTTCGTTGTTTTCATCTTCTATATCTTCTATTGAATTATAATCTTCTATGTCTGTCATTTCATAGTACTTGCTAAATTCTTTAGCAAAAGTTCTTGATAATTTGTTCCTGTTTACTTGGTCTGCTTTTTTAATAGCATATCCAATTTGTCTGAAAAAACCACCACCGTACTTAATCATATTGTTAGCAATATAGTGGTACTCTATCGGTTCCCAATGTTTCATATCAATTGACAGCTCTTAACTGTTTTTGTTTTACATACGTGACAATAACCTTTATCTTGGTCAGGTTCATATTGATAGACAGCATTACAGCCATCATTCATACATATACCAGGAACAATACTTCTCAACATTGTTTCCATTAATAGTTCATCAATAGTTCTATAGCCTTGCTCTCTGGCTATCATTTGTAATTTACTCATTGTTTTGCTCATAACTTTTCATTTAAAAATTCACATATTACTCCTGCTACAATATCGTGTCTATGCGATATTGGTGCTATATAGACTTTCCATATAGGTTTCTTCGGGTCACTACTGATATTCTTTTCTACAACATCAGCTGACCATTCACGTTTTTGAACTCTATACCTATTCATTTGTAAGTTGATATTCTTCTATGTTTCCTGAAATAACATTTTCAACTAAACATTCAATTAATAGTTGTGTAGGTTCGTAATCATAACAAGCTATTCCTATATCTTCCAATAGAGCTTCTATTTCCCATCTATCTAATTTACGTGCAATATCACATATACGTTGCATTTCTATTTCTTCTGTTGTCATAATCTATATTTTACTTTAGCTATTATTTTATTATACATTTCATCTTTATTTTCTCCAGGTTCATTTTCGAAATATTCTTCTACTAATGAATTAGCATGTTCTTTTAATGAAGAGATTACCCATTCTGATAATTTTTGGGTTACTAAATCTTTTACTGCTTCTGTCATAGTTTTAAGGATTTGATTGCTGTTAGTTTTGTTTTGTCAAACCAATGATCGCCCGGCTTACCTTTGTTATCTTGAAAGACTGATATCTTTAAAACGATATCATCTACAGAATATTTGAATATCCATACATTAATATTCTTGTATATACCTGCTCTTTTAGTAATAACAGTTTGTAAAAAATCGTGAGAATTTGATTTTGAACTCCCTACTTTGATTTTGATTTCTCCTGTTTGTTTGAAACCAAATGATTTGTCTGATTTGTATTTACATGCTGTAACATCAAGCCAGATTGGATAACTTCTGCTCATAATATTTATTGTGTTTTAAAATAATGTTTGTTGTCCTAATGGCATAGAGTAATAACATTCAGGTGCGCCATAAATACCTGTACGTTTATCTTCAAGCTTTACTAACTTTTTATTAAAAGCTAAATTGCTTAATGCACGTCTTATTGACGTTAGTGGAACACTAATATTATTAGGGTATTTCTCCCAAACTAATGAAGCTGATAACTTAATATGCTTCCTCATTATGTTCATTACTATTTCTTCTTGCGATTGAGTTTCTTTTACTCTTACTTTTACTACCTCTGGTTTTTCATTGGTAGTATTGTGAAACGATTTACTTTCCATAATTAAGTTGTTTCTACGTAAAGAACAATATCTTGATTGTTACTCATTTCTTGTTCTAATATTTCATAGACACTACGTTGGTCGCAAGCGTCTTGAATATTTATTTGCCAATCTACTTCTGCTATAATATCATAAGCAAATATGGCTCTTTCATTCCAAAGGCTTATAGCCTCTTTAACTGTTATTTCAGCTCCAATAAACATAATTTAAAATTCTATTTTTAATTGAAAGTCACCTGTATATCCTTTGTCTTTACAAATCTTAACAAATTCTTCAGGTGTTTCCAGGTTATACTTCATATCATCGAGGATAAGTTTCTCTATGTGTTTATAGTACCATACTTTAAACCTACGATTGTTCATACCGTAATTTTCGATAATCTCATCGTATTCTATATTTGTTAATGGTCTATCACATATGTAAGTCCAATAGTTCTCTACGCCACTCTTACGTGATTGGTAAGGCATTGTATCTATGATAAAGGCTATTTGTAAACCTTTGGAACTTTTCTTGTTGTAGAGAGCGTATTTAGCTCTAAAAGAATGTTTAGGTAAGTGTTTCTTTATGAACTTTATTTCCCTTTTAGTAAACTTATAATCTTTAGGTTTACTATAAAGTTCTATCAAGTCCATTAAACAACTTTTAATCCTTCATTCTTGTCTTCTATACGTTTATGTACGACTTCCATTGTAATAGCATTACGATAGAGCTCATTGCATAGTACTGTGATTTCTTCTTCATATTGATTAATAGCATTTTCACAATTATTAGCCCAATCCCAAAACTCTGCATAATCTTGTAACATTTCATCATCATCTTCCCAATCATCTATGGTATCTCTATCATATGCTATTTGAAAGTCATAATAAGAGCCAAAATCGTGAGGACATAAATTCCAATAGAAATATGCTTTATCGTGAAATTTCAATGGTACTTTCAACTGATCACTCTCTGTAAAGAAAGCTGTCATTATTTGTCGTTCAATCGCTGCTTTAGCTTTATAGGTATCTGTACCTACTTGTGCAAAGCCTACTGTTCCGAGATATATAATATCCCATCTATTCGGTAGTGTTTTCATATTATTTCCATTCGTTATAACCGACTTCAAAAGCTATTGAGTCGAATTTTCTTATTACTGTACCATACATACCTTTTTTTGCGTATGATTTAGCACACTTCTTATCTATAGAACTCTTGTCGTTACCAGCCCAACAATGTTCTGTTAAGTCCATTACTACATCTACGTTATGTAGAAAGTTTAAATACTTTTCGTAATCTGATTTAGATTTTAATGCCATAATTGTTTATTGTTTTATTAATATTATTCGTAATCTACTACAATTCTCGTTCTATTATAAAAAGAATTTTTGTCTAAAACTTTTTCTTCTCCTATTTCATATATAGCATAAGTAACAATAGCTATTCCATCTATTATTCCAAGTCTTTGTCCTTCTATTGGCATAAAAGGAAGTTCTACTTCATAATAAATAGCTTCATAATCTTTATCGTATAACCATCCTTGTGGTTTATAGTATTTGATATAATCTTCTTCAGTATGGCAACAGCCATCTGTTTTAAAAGGGTCTAACTCTACTAATACTTTTATCATCTTTCAATTTCTACAAATAATTCAACTTCTCTACATAAGTTCTCATTATTGATTAAATAATCAATACCCTTAACTTTGAAAGTAGTCCAATTTAGATCTCGTTCTGTGTCTCTTACAGGAAAAGAAATAAGCTCTCCTATTCTCGGTACATTATTTGTATAGAAATATGAAGGGCATTCTTTTCTGCCTTCTCCATCATATTCTACTAATACTTTTATCATTTTATAAAAATTTATATGTTTCTCCTATTGTTTTAATTGAAGTGCTTTGCCAAGCACCATTTCTTATGGACATAATATTTCCCCAATGCTTATGAAACATTCTCATAAATGGTTCGTATTTGTTTTTCCATTTTTCAAGCCTCTTATCATATTCTTTCTCTGCTAACTCATTGATTCTATCATTGAAATCTCTACCTCTGGACTCATACCAATCTTCTTTGTGAGAATGTATTTCCCACATTTCTTCACAAATTTCATCGTACTTAAAGTTCGGAATAACACCTAAAGGATAGTGATGTAATTCAGCTTCATCAGTAGTTAGTATCAATGTATCATCATTCATCGCTAATACTATAGCTGTACCCATATATGCTGCTGATAGTTCTCTATGATACATATCATGTTTGTTTGGAAATCTCCAATCGCATATACCTTCTGATTCATCAATATTAAAGAAATAATCATCTTGAAAAGATGCAACTTCATACTCACATATAAGTTCGTATTTTGTATCTATTTCATCTTGTGTAAGGTCTTCGAATTTCTCTTCGTCAATATCCTCTACACGTTCTTTAACAGTTTTATCTTTATCAGGATATGATTCAGTAAAGTCTAAAAAGAAAGTAGTAGGATTATACCTACTACTATCAAAACTTTTTATTATTGGATTACCTGCTCCCATTAGTCTACATATGTATAATCGTTAGCTGAAATCCATTCTATCTTAATACCTCTTGCTTTCGCTATAAGATGCATATTTTCAAGTACTCCCCAACTGTTAGGTGGATTGTAGTTTACAACGTGTGATGCTGTATCGACTTGAATTGTCGGGTCTTTGCCGTCCCAATAAGCTATTGGTAACGCACTGTCGATGTGCCTTAATTCTTCTTCTGTATAAACAGCTTTCATTAAGTCACCTTTACTTCTGACTTTAATTGTTCTCATAATTTTCTTTTATAAAATATTAACTTCTTTTTCATCTTTTGGAATTATCTGTTGTACTTTTTTAAGGTTTATTTCATACTCTCCAAAGTTTGAATTAACAGAGTTCTTTAAACGTTCCAATACAAGTTTAGCTTCTCTTAATGTTGGAACTGTAATACTTAATTTGATTTTGTAGCTCATTTATCTATTGTATTAATTAATTCATTACAATTACTATACATAATCTTCTTATCAAAATCTCTTACTAATTTCCAATCTATCACACCTTCTTTATTATCATTACAATAATTAATAAGTTCGTGATAGTATGGGTCTATTGTGCTCTTGAAAGTTTCTGAATACTTCCATTTACCACTTGCTAATTTTCTATAAAATTTATACATTATGCGTGTTTGGTAGTTTCTTGAACCCACTGTGATAACTTAAGAGTCATCTCTTCAAATTCCATTACATCTTCAGGATAGTGCTCATTCATTAAATCAGCATCATCTTCTTCAGTTAACCAATGTATCAATAATTTATTCTGTGCCTCTCTAAAGTTTTTCAGTAAAGTATAGGCTTCAACAGAAAGATTAGGTTTTGGATTCATATCGTTTTTAGCGAATATATTCCAAAAGTCTTCTTCAACTCGATATAATGAAGTATCTGGAGTATAATCATTAGTATCTAAATCTAATGTGAAACTACCATCAAGCATTTCTCTAATGTATAAAGCACCTTCATAAACATGTAGCTTTGCAGTTCCTTTAACCATTTCATGGTCAACATCATATAATGTATGATATTGTTGTTGATTCATTTCAACTCTTGTTCTTCTAAATTCTTCTAATGTCATAATTATTCGTTTCTTAAATCTGTTATTTCTCCATCAAATATTCCCCAAGAACAGTTTGATATATGTCTTCCCTGTTCTATTAAAAATTCTTCTATGCGTTCAGCACTCCAATCACAATCTACATCGTATAGAAACAGTCCATTTACGGACTGGTCTATACAAGCTACAGGAATTAAATATCCCATTATTCGTCTCCATCAAAATTGTTAAACACTTTGTCTATCAGCTGTACCAAATAACTATTGGTTAGTTTCTCTGGTTTAGTATCTCTTATGATATTTATCAGCTGACTGAAATAAGCTATATCTACACCTATCAATTGTTCTTCTAATATGACAGGGTTTTTAAGGTCTAAGTCTGAAATTTGAAATAACATTTTCAATATTTCTCCTGCGTTAATAGTCCACTGACGCGTAATGAATTTCTTCATTCGTATTACAGAGGTTAAAGGATATTTACTTCCCTGATAACGTAGCTCTTTAGTCAATAGACTTTCCAATGCTCTGATATTTGTTACCAAACCATCTTTATAAGTCCAATAGTTTGTAGCGTGTATGAAATCAAATGATTCGTGTATCTGTTCAGCTGTACCACTAAAACGTAATACTATCTGAATATCATCTGATAATGATATTGCATTTTGAGAATAGAAAATAGGAAAGTATTTCTTTCCTTTAGCTTTTTGTTCTTCTATATCTTCATTTGCAATAGCTATACCAGCACCATCAATTTGTAATTTCACTTGACCAGGATGTAATGACTTATACATTACTGCCATAAATGAAGTGTTACCATAAGGCATATCCGTATAGTTTTCTTCAGGTGGTAACAATCCTAAATAATGTTCTCTGTTATTACCATCAAGTACAGTAAGGTCATTAAATTTAGCATAGTGCTTTGCTAATTTTAATAATACAGAATGGTCTTGTATATAAATATCAAAATCATTGATATCTTCTTTTAATAGCATACTTGCTATTGAGCCTCCTGATAGTAAGATATTCTCTCTTACTTCAATAGTTAGAACTTCATCGGTTATTGTTGATAACCAATCTTCCATTTTCTTCTTAATTACTTTGTTAATTGTTTTTACTTTCATCTTATTATATTTTAAATATTAAACATAAAAAAACCACTTAAATTAATAAGTGGTTTTAATATTAAAATTTTCCGTTATCTAAATTATTTAGCCATAAATTCAAATCAGATAAATTTAATTTAGGTATCATATCTCTATTGCCATTAGCATACAATATGTTTAACTCATAAGGAAAAGCTATATTGGTATGTGCCATTTGACCTGTAGATATTCTTGCTGAATTACCATTATCAAATGATATATCAGCAAACTTGTCAAGCTCTGTAATCTTGATGTCATTATCAAGAGTTCTAAAGTCTTGCCATTCTAATTTTGGGATGATATATTTCATTATTTATTCTTCTTCTTTGCTTCTTGGTCTTTAATTACTTTTTCTAATTGTGAAATTCTTAAATCTGTATTGTTCTGTTCCCATTTGATAGCATCAATGCTCTTTTGTGGAAAACCTAACTCTACAGCTTTTCTGATAACTTCATCAAAGCGTTCCTTTAATTCAGTTATATCTTCTTCAGGCATTACTAAAGTAGGTAGTTCTTCTTCTACTACTACTTCCTCAACTACAGGTGGTGGTGCTACTTTAGGAATGTCTTTAACGATAACCATTACACCTCTACGATTAAGATAGTTTTCTCCTTTGTTTTTCTTAATCTGTTCTATAACATCTTTAGGTTGTAATGATACATCAGATATTGGTGGCAATGGTATTTTAACCTTTGGTTCTTTTACAGCATTTTCAGCTTTCTTCATAGTAGCTACTACAACTTTTTCTTCTATGATTGGTTTTAAAGGTGCTGGTGCTTTCTCTATAATAGCTTCTTTTAAAGGCTCATTAACTTCGAATGCTTCTTGTGGTGTTATCAATGGTAAAGCAAAGCTATCTTCTATAACTTCTATTTCTTCTTCAGTGATAACTTTAGCTGTTAAGTTTCCAGTAGCTACATATGTAGGTCTTTTAAAACTACCTTCAATTGGTGCTATGACTTCAATAGGCTTCTTCTTAGCTACTTTCTTCTTCTTGATAGGTGTTTCTACCTTTTCTTCTTTTAAAATCTCTGTATCAGTCTTTTCTTGTTGATAAAGAAAATCCTGAATAACATCTATGATGTTTTCTGAAATTGATTCTGTTTCAAATGATACTTTACTTAAAATACCATCTGTCATTACTGTTGTTACTTTCATTTGTTCTGGTTTTTATAATTATTAATCTCGTTTCTTAATTCTTTGAATATCTTTTGAGCGTGTCGTTTTGTAAACAATACACCAAAATAAAACCCTATAAAAATAGAGGATGATATTACTATTATTGCTTCTACAAGCATTACCTCTTTGGACATAATCTTGCTATTAAATGTTTTAAAAATAGTTTCTTTTGTTCTATGATTTCTTTCATATGCTCATCTTCATAATACCAAGCCATATCCCACCAAGAGTAAGAGTGTTCATTTTTATTATAATGAATATTTTTATAGAACTTTACATACTTATCTTTTGATGGTCTATGCTTTCTTATATAAGCTAATGTTCTATTCATTTCTTTATCTGTTATAGTTCCTTGTCCATGTAACTTTTTAATTGTGTTACAAATATAAAAGTTGCCATTAAACAAATGAGAGTTTTCATAACTTAAAGTCTGTTCTGCTAACGATAATATATCTTTGATAAACATTATTGAGCGTTTTTTTCAAGGTCTTTTAAAAACTCTATAACATCATCTCCAATGAAAGCTACTTTCTTTTTCATAGCTTCTGCATTAGTATCAAATATTCTATGGAAAGCTTCTGCTTTCATATAGATAATCTCTCCTGTTCTATATGCTCCCTCTGGATTGATAGTTCCATTAGAGAACTTTTCGCTTTTATGTTCATCGCAACCTACAAGTGCATAGAAACCATTATCAAATTTCTCTTGTACTTCAGGTGAGATACCCCAACCAGTGATAGTATTAAGTTTTAAGGATTGTTTCAATCGTCCTGTTTCCCTATCAATTCTTGTGTCTAACAGTAAATTGTCTGTGTCATATGGTTGTCCTGTGACAACACATATTTTTTGTTCTAAACTTACGTGTGATTTGCTCATTAGTTTTTCTGATTTAATTTATTAATATATTCATCGCATTTCTGTATGATAATTGTCATTTCATCATCATCAGTAAGTTCAAAGATGTCTGGCTTCTCATAGCCTATTAGATTAGTTCCTTTAGGAAATATCTGACTCCACTCATATACATAGCCTTCATTCATTCCATCATCATCTATATCTTCAGCTCTGCTATCGTGTACATCAAACCATTTTCCAATAGCGTGATCGTTACCATACCATATTGTGATATGCTCTGTTAATTTTTTAGAATGTCTACTCATAGTCTTCATCTATTTGCCATAAATGATGGCAATAAGGTTGCAAGTTCACAAACTCTTCTTCTGGTGGAAACAGCTGTGCCATTGTTACATCGTTTGGAACATAGTAATATCTTGCTGCTTTAATCTCTTTATAACTCGGTGATGCATTATGTTTGCTTATAGACAAATGCCATTTACCGTTATCTATAGAAACCATAACAGTACATTTCTTAAACCTAAATGTTCCCTCTTTATATTTCTTATCATCATAACCAGGCTTTACTAATTGTACAGCACTGTCTATCTCATAAGCTGTAGCACCATCTTCATTCAAAAAGTATATTAAATTACACTTGTATTTAATACTCCATTTGATAGCTGTAATCTTTGTGATGTAATCATCACATACTTTAATCTTATCTCCTATTTTCATCTTTTTCTTATTCCAATTGTGTTAGGTATATACCAATATGAATTATTAGCATTGTCTTCTCTAAAACTTGTTTCATAGCTACCTACTCTACGTTGTATAGCTATATCAGTTTCTATGTATAGTGATGCTTCTGGACCACCTTCTAAATACATCATATTTCGTATGTTATATGGTGATTGTAGCATAATATTTATGAAGTCGTGCATCTTGTATGGTGAACGACAATGTATTAATAATACATTCCCTTTTCTATCCATAGCAATACAAGCTACACTCCACATCTTGTCTTGTAAAGACCATACATTCTTTTGCTTTAAATCTATCATTCTGATAGATTGTGCATATGAATGATATTTAGTTTTAAGTTCATTCCAGTCTTGATGTTCTGTATCTATGATTTGTACTCTTGGTACACTATCATCTTTCCTATTGAAAGCTAATATAGCTTTATCTTTATTACGCATAGGATTGTTATAGTTCTCATAGTTTTTCATGTAACCCATATTCTTGTAGTTACGTTGGAACATACCAGCATTTATAGTAGCAACAAGATTGTTCTCTTTTGCTGTCTGTTCTACAGTTTTCATCTGTTCGTTAAATAAGAGAAAACTATATTTCTCTGGGTCTATTTTTAAAATAGTAATAGTACTGTTATCATAAATAGATTTTTGAGATACCTTATACTCTGATATCTCTAATCCATTCTGTAAGTACTTCCATTTTGTTTGTGCTTGTGTTGCTACAGCAAACAAGCATATCATCATTGTTGTTCCTTTCATAATGTGATTATTTTAAGCTTAAACAATAACCATATTATCATAGCTTCTATTAAAGAACCTATAACACTTGCTATAATTAGTGATTGCATATTGTTTTTATTTTATTATGCATTAATACTGCTTCTTTAAAAGATACATTATGTTCCTTTTGAAGTTTCTTTATAGATATTATGAATTTACCACGTTTAGTGGTACGCACCCTAAAACAAGAGTGCGTATCTTTATTCTTATATCCATAGAAATCTTGACCTATGATTTCTCTCTCTATTTTCTTCCATAAAATTTTAGACCCTATGGTGTACTTTGATGCCTCTTTATGAGGTACATAAATCTTACCCATTAGGTACGTTTTGTATGTTGTTTCTTCGTAGGTATGGTGCATATACAAGTGTATATCCAATACCCATTACACATAATGCACCAGCTATTGTTACTCCCAATGTGACTGTTGCATATATACTTCCTGTGAATATAACTATATCAATAAACCTATTAGATTTAGTGATAAGCCATTTCAAGTGTGCGTTCTGTTCTACTAATGCTATGAGTCCACCAAGCATTAGTGTTCCCATTATTACCTGACTGCCTATGGCTGCCGAAAACAATAGTCCTCCCGTTACTAATACACCACCAAATATCAATGCACCTGTTGTCAAAGACATAGGTTTGATTACTGGTAGGTTTAGATTAAAAACAGGCTCATCTACGTGAGCCTGTTCTCCTACAAATCTATCTCTTCTCAAAATTATATTGAAGGTTTAAGTTGTGCATCTAATGACGCATTTACTTGCTTCTTAAATTCGCTTGTTTGTATAGCGATATTACTTCCTGCCTTTTGTATTTGGCTGAATAATAATGCTGGTACTGCATATACAGGTGCAATAATTCTATTGCTACGCATAAGTGCTGCATCTTTAAGTTCCGCTCTTGTTTGGTCAGGGTGTAACCCTAACGGTTTGATAGCTGCCGCCTCAGCCCAAGCACCACCTACTGCCATTAATGCACAAGCATCACTGGCCATATTCCACGCTACTATCCAAGTGGTAGAAACTACTTTGATACCAATCTCTGTAGCTTGTGCACCACCTCTACGCATTCTGCGTGTCATTGGTACAACAACCTCTGCTTTGTGGACTTGCTCTTTAGGAGCTTCCACTTTAGGTGGTTGTGTTTTGTCAGCTGGTTTAGTTGCACCAGGTGCATTAGCTAACATAGCATTCATAATAGCAATTTGTTCCTTTAACTGTTCTTCAGTTAGGAATACTTGCTCTTGTGTTTGTACTTCAGGTTCCACTTGTTCAGTTCCAATAGGAGCTGGTGGTACTTGAACTACCTTTGGTTTTTCAATAGGTGTTACCTTTTTAGCTCTCGATTTACGAGTAGCTTTAGGTTTTACAACCTCTTCTACTACCACTGTTGGTGGTGCAGGTGCTTTAACTGTTTTTGTTTCCACTTTTTTCTTGTTTTTAGTGGTTACTGATTTAGTAGTTGGTGTTACTACTGCATTTGCATCAATGGATGCTACTGTGTTTACTGTTGATTTTTTCATTTCGTTTGTTTTTCTATTGTTTAATAATTCTAATGTTTCTAATGCTTCACTTGTTTTCTTATCTATCCAATCAATGTCTTTTCTGAATAGTTCCCCTGTTTCGTGATCTCCGATTCTTGGGTTGAATATGTCCTCTACTTTTGATAAATCATTAAGTAGTATTTCCGGTGATGATACTTGTGTCATTTCTGCCACAAAATCATACTTCTTACGGAACATTCTAAAGACCATATTGTAATAGCCTCTAATTCCATCAACAAAGTCTGTTTTGTCGTATGGGTACATTGGTTGTGTTTCATTTTCAATAATGAAAAAGAACTCTTGTGGTGTTTCAACCACGATTGCTTTTGGTCGTGCCATTTGTATATATGCCTGTTTCCAGGACTTTATTAAATTACGATGTTAATAGATTAACTACTTCTGTTAAGTATTTAATATCCATTGTGTTTTGCCCTAATATGATTATCCTTCTGATATCATCTTCATAAAGACATCTGTTCTTGTCTACAGTAATAGGTATGGCTATAGTAATGCCATCACTATTTGTGATTTGTAGTTCATATTTGTACTCTACTCTCAATTTAGTTGAATACTCTCTTTTAACCAATTTCGTTTCTGATACTATCTGTACTGTGTTCATAGTTATTTGTTTTGAGTGTTATTATATTTTTCTCTTAAGCGATTATACATATCTGCTTTATTTTGAATATAATGGTCTATAAGAATATTACCTTCTTCGAATGTATAATTGTCAATGATTGCTTTCAATTCCTCACATTGTTTAGTGACCCATTGTTTATCATGAGTACTATTATTATATCTGTGGTTTGTATCAAACCCAATTTTCCAATACTCATTATCTTTTGTCCATTCATTGAATGTTATTTCTTGATGGAAATCAGGAATACTTAAATACCCATAAGGGTCTAAGTCTGTTAGTAATTGATGTATAAGATATGGATGTCCTTTTGGAATTAGAACATAACCATTTCCCCAACCTCTTTCACCAGGGTAGTTCATAAAATTGTTCTCTTGATAGCCGAATAATTCAATTTTTGTTTTCATTTTAACAAATGTTTTTAGTTATTAATGTTATTAATGTTTTAAGCCTTGTAGCTTCTGCTTCAAGTTCTTTAATCTTGTTAAGGATTTGATGTACTCGATGTCCTGTTGCTGTATCTATGGATACATACTTCTCATCTAATAATTCATTGACTAATCCTCTGTACACTTTAGCTGTGTGTACCAATCTTTGTTCTCTTTTAGAGATGTGACCTATTTTACTCACGATATATATGCCCTATTAAGGGACTTTATTGATTATGTTTTAATTTCCTTAAAGCTTTCATTTTAGTTAAAACTTTGGCTTTATGTAATTTGTAGCATTCCATTTTAAATACAGCTAATGAACCATTATTACGATATCTGTTATTGTATATGATTACATATCTATTATACAATTTGGTGTCCATCTTATTGAACCATTGCTGTGCTTCTTTATCAAGTTCATATTCTCTTCTAATCTTACGATTTGTATCGAAGATGAATTTGTTTGTTTCTGGATAGTCAGTAGCTAATATCTCTTGGTCATGTGACCAATACATATGACATTGACCTTTTGATTCTTCTAATGCAAATTCTAAGCCTTCTAAATCATCTATGTATGTGATATAACCTCTCATTTGACCGAAGTCATAAAAGCTTAATAATAAGCCTTTCTTCTTACGACCATAAATGTCTACTATGAATATCCCCTGTTTTAAACAGTTTAGTAATGTTTGAGTATTTGCTGAACATAAATCAAAGTGATTATCTATATCTAACTCATTATGTAAATAATAGTGTGATAAATGTTCTCCTCTTTTGTTATACTCACAATGTTTTGAAGGATATATAATTGATTTCTTCATCTTATTCTCCAATTGATTGTTCGTAATCCCAAGTGAATGCTTTGTTACCATCAGCATCTATATACTTATAACCTTTAAACTCTTTTTGTTTTTTAGGTTCAAACTTTACATCATTACGTGTAGATACTACTCGTAGTTGTTCTGGCTCTATATACACATCTGTATATAAACCATTAGCATTCTCTATAGTGATACCTATACGGTCACTATTCTCCATTTCAAAGAAATCAAACGTCAAGCTACCATACTGTAACTTGGTAATTGTTCTCTTAAACATTGTTTTACTCATCTTATATTGCCTCATTAAAGGACTTTATTTAATTGTCTTAATATCTTTTAAAGAATATCAACCCCTTTTTTTTTGTGCTCTTATGAGCACCCCTACTACCTACATATCTAACAATAGTACCTAACAGTTATCTGTTGCTATACTATTCTATATGTCTGCCGTAGTAGTAATACCTTTTTAACCCAATAATACTACCCAATAGGCTTCATCAGAACAGCTCTCTTTTGAGAGGTGTTTATGAAGTAGAGATATAGTATTATATTATCTCTTTTTTAGCAAAAGAGTGACAAACGTAGTGGTACTGTGGTGTACAGCTGATATTTGCTGAAAAAAAAGTAGTCTTTATGACTACTTTTGTATCTAAATGTTGACAAATAGTGTCAAAAAGTAGTCTTTATGACTACTTTTTATGTTACATTTGACTGTTCGCAAATACTATGATATGATAACCAACATTGAAGACTATCTAAATAGTCATACCAGACAGTTTACTACCGATGATTACATCTTTAATTCTTATAATGCTCCTAATACAACCTATCAGGTGTCCAATGAGCTCGATGAGCTGTTGTTAACCTTGTCATACAGTGGTATGAAGTGTTGGCATAGGTGCCTTTCCTTACTAAAGCGTAATACTGATGCTACTAAAGCGTGTACTGTGGTGCTGTCGCTCCACCTGTTCACTGATATAGTATCTAAAAAGTATTACTACTTTGGTATTAAGGAGTTGGTTGAACGCTCGCTGCTGCTCGCTACCAACGATAAGAATGTGTTTATCGTTAACATAAAACATGCTAACAAACTTTATAAGCCAAAGCTGGATATATAAATATTATCCATATCTTTGTAACTCATAGAACTGTTGTTATCTGTTTTTGCGAACGATAAACACTGAATAGCCAGCGTAACCGCTGGCTATTTCTTTTAGTACATAATCGGTTTGTGATACAGATTAGGTGCTTCTAAACCATAATGTAGATTAGAATGCAGAACTGTAGCTTCACGAAACCTTTGGTACTGACTTACTGCTTTCTTAACAGTACGGTCATATGCTACTACTTTGTTGGTAATAGCATCTCGCATCACTTCACCTAAGCTATTCTTAACTGGATTGTATATTTCATCTACACATTCCAATTTATAGTTCTCTAAAGCTGGTACACCATCAGCTGGCTTGAAGTGTACTAAGGCAAATGGGCTCTCGTTATAGAGTGCTCTAGTGCTCTTGTTTACATCAATGATATCATCTGTAATGTACAGTTGATTGGCATATCTGTTGTTCACATTAATTTTTGTGTCTTGTTTCTTGTTAAGCAATCTCCACATCAATAATGCAGATAGATTAACTGTTACACAAGTCCACTCTCTTTGGTTAGCATAAGCATATTGAAACAATGCTGTACGCTTTCCATAGTTGACATTTGTCAAATAATGAAATAGTTTCATAATATAGTTGTCGATTGATCCACTGCTGACCACAGCTTTAAATGTTATATTATTATAATGATTGATTTTCCCAGACGTATCCTGCCTGAAAATCACATTTTATTTCGTATTTATTTAATACATTTCTAACAATGTTATTGTCGTACCAGCCTTTACCTGGTTGGATACTACAAATTATTGTTTTTATTTTAGGATTAGGTCCGCCTCTCATATAAGCGTAAGACCCATACTCTTGGTTCTGAAGTTTCATCTCTCCTATTTCAGAGAAATTAAATATCAATTGACATTTTTTGTTAACTGATAATTTCTCTAAATCTTTGTACAGTTTAGAACCTTTGATTCTAACTATTGCTTCGCATGTTTCTTTTGTTTTCATTTATTAAGGTCTTTAGAGATACGTTTGTCTAAATCATTAAACTCATTAGCTATAGCTATTATACCTGCTATAACCTTTGGATTAGTAGATAGATTCTCAACTGACTTGAATATATTACTATACACACTAATAACTTGATTAACCATCTTGATATCATCTGTTTGTGTTTCTTTAGCTAACTCTGATTGAACTGCTAATAAGCATCTGTTTACTAATGATGCTATTTCATAAGCCTTGATAGCTTTCTCTGCAATACTCTTTTCTGGTCCCATGATTACTTGCCAGATTTAGATTGTTCGTACCCAGTCTTTAGTCCTTTAAAGAACCCAGACCCTACTTGTTTCAATAAGCCTAAACCCATTGATGCATACACTACTGCATTAGCTGTAATGTCAATTGTTGTTTGCTCTACCACTGATACAGCAGGAGCTTTCTTTGTTGCGGCTTTCTTTGCCATGTTTTTTGCGCTCATTGCGACTTTATTTATTAATACTCCGTTTCATCCTCTTGGAATCATCAGGCACACCACACAGTGTACTACAGAAAATGAGTAGTTTATAGTCATACTCAGGACTATTGAATTATAGTAGTATTTCCGCCCACTCTGATTGTTCAGCATAGGACACATAACCTTTGACAGTACCAGCTAATGTTTTTCTACCCGGATATACTCCACCAACTCTGATGTATGTATTTCCACAGTAACCTTTGAATACTTCTCTTGGCTCTTGAATGATAAAGATATCGGTCTCTACAATTCCGGTTCTACCATCTATAACTCTTAGCTTAAACTCTAATGTTCTCATCACTAATTTTTTAAGTTATAAAAGACTCTCTTTTTCGGATAAATAGTTTATACCCCCCCTACCCGAAAATTGATTGAAGGGAGGGGTCAAACTACAATCTGTTACCCTCCCGCGTATAAATTTTTTTATAAAGTCTTTTTG